TTATAATAGTTGGTTCACTCTTCTCTGAACTGCTTTATAGTCATATCCAGCTTTAGTTAACCTTCTTTTTCTTTCTTCTCCATTACCCCATTTCCCACTTATAACTTCTCTGGCTAATTGGTCGATTGTCTTTCCAACTGGATATACTATCTTGCCATTAACATCGAATACTTTTAATCCGAATCTATCAGCACATCTTTTAGCATTATCTAAATTCTTAAATGCACCTTTTTGACTTTTAGCTTCAGACCAAGATTTTCTAACTCTATATAGTCCACTTGTTGGTTTACTGACAGTATTATTCCCTCTGAGTCTTTTATTTACTTCATTTGCTATATATGGAAACTTGCTGCCAAGATATGGACCAGGACAGTTAGTGCTTTTATACCACTCGTGTTTTTGAAGGACACCATCTTTGCCTCCTGTATAGGTACAAGGGTAGATTCCGTTTCTCCTACAGATATCTGTCACTAAATCAATTAGTCTATTTAAAACATAATCAGAAATTAACCACTGAGGTCCTCTCGTAGAGTTCCCTACTTCAATTGTGACTGCTCGATTGTCACACCAGGAAGATGAAGTTGTCCACGCTCTGTTGGATTCATCTACTCCTAAAACAATGACTCCATCGGATCCTAAATTGTAGTTAGCTGATGCTCGTCTTGACTTTGGCACAAATACTCCAGCAAGGTTTCTACCATTTATAACTCCAGCTGCGTGGTGGATTGCTATTTTAGTAATCTTTTGATTCCTTCTTCCACTATGGTTAGGTGAGAGAATTCTTGCTTGTACTAATGGACTATTACTCATTTATTTTTCCTCCTTAAATTGTTCTAGTACTCTTTTTAATTTTTCTGGTACTGGCAAGCCTAGTGCTACAGAATTTTCTAAAATAGAAAGCCCCTCATTTGCTATATAAAAAAAGATGATGGCTGTTCTTATCATTGTTCCATCACCTTTAATTAAATTTACGTCACATAGGTTTGCTATTCCTACAACTATAAAAATCATAATCTTTTTTGCTATCCCTTTAAATCCTATGGATGAGGATAGCTTTCTTTCGACCCCTGCTCTTAAAACTCCTGTCAAATAGTCAGCTATTACAAAAGCAAGTAGTGTGTAGATAAAAGCATCTACACTTCCAAGATAAAATCCCAACCATCCTCCAATGGCTGTAAAGCATCCTTTTAATATTTCTAAAAACTTATTCATTTTATTCCTCCTCTGTTAGTGTGTAAGTTATTTTCATTGTCTTATCTGCCGTTTTTAATATAGGACTTGATAGGTTATTAATTGTTCCAAGATATTGCGTGTGAAGGAATAGAAGTTTATATAGAGTATAGTTTCCATAACCAGAATCTGTATCAAAACCAATCATAAATGGACCAATATTAATTAAAGGCGTAGTTAAAAACTTCATATCAACATTAGCTGTATAAATAACATTGTCATTTTTATCAATTAAAAACTGTCTGGTTGCTACATAATCTCCATATTTATAAAAATACTGATTCGTGTAGTCACCTCTTAATATATCAACTTTTCTTTCTAGTTCTATCAATGTGATATCTACCGGATTATTGATGTTTATTTTGTAAATTCCATTTTTATTGTAATTTAGGCAATAAAAATATTTGTCTCTAACAACGCTAGCTATCGTTCTATAGTGGCTTTCATTTTCTGAACTAGGATACCGTCCTATATACATTAGTTGTACATTTTCCAAAGTCCATTTATCTTCCGTAAATGAAAAATCATCTTTTTTTATTTTTATTGTATATATTTCAGCATTGCCTTCATCATTATATTCATATTCGGTAGAAAATCCATACCAATACCCATCTCCTCCATCATGGAATGAACAATACATACTATATCTACTAGGAAAAAATTTTTCTGGTTTAATGTAATTTACTTCAGCGTCTTGTGTAGGCATACCTAAAATCGTATCATTAAGTCCTAAATTAAAAAATGACTCCCTAATTTTAGCTATTTGAATTCGTCTATCTGGCATAGGCCATATAGAATAAAAGCTTTGGTCTTTTAAGTTTACTTCAACAAGACCTGCATAATAAGATAGAACAGCTTTGTCTGTTTTTGTACTAACCTTGTTTAACATAAGAATTCCTGATTCTCTGTCATAAGAGTTCCCATAAAAGCTTTTGCCTCCTCTATAATGAGTTAAAGCTAAGGACGAAATCCTTCCGTTTCCTTGTGAGGTTGAAAAGTCCCATACAAATTTATATCCTCTATCTATTGGTTTGGATTCCGTCAAGTTAGCAGATCCTCTTTTGGAATTGTCAGTATCATTAACATCATTTGATGCATAACCAATAATTGAATTGTCTGAAGGTGCAATTATTTTATTTGGATCCTCCTCCAAAGGATTTTCAAATAATAATATTCCTCCATAACATTTATTTGCTATTGGAAAAATTTCATCTTTAAACATAACTGTTCCATTATCTAAGGGATACATAAGTCCTGATGGATTGAGCCTTAATAAATCTGGCACAGCATTGGTTATTAAGTTTTCATCTTCATATATCTCCTTCGTATTTGTTCTCACATCAGTTAGTTCAATGACTGATTTACCTTTGAGCATTTCCTTCTTCCTCCTTATCTTTAAATTCTGTAGTGATTTCTTCTTTATATTTTCCAAGCATCAATCCTTGATATTTAAATCTTTCTACCTTCTCATTAAATACTAGTGGTCTTGGGACTTGGCTTTCTACTTTGTATTCAGCATTGAATTTCCTAAGCAGGAACGAATGACTAAGTTCTATTATCTTCCAGGATTCATCAATCTTAATCTTTCCATCCCAAGCCTCTGTAGAACCAAGAGACTGACCAGATATAGCTGCGATAGCATTGTCTTTGCTTATCATGGCTTGTCCAGACTCAAGTCTAATTAATACCGAGAAATTGTTCATCGTCTTTTCCTGTAATTTTGTTAGCGGATAAAAAAGATTTAAAATATGGTCACCACTTAGGTAGGTTTCTTTTGGAATGTGATGTTCTATTTTTGTATCATTAAAAACATAAGTAATAACTATCCTTGTTGGTATTTCTATATTTTCAATAAAGTCTAATTCCTCTACTTCCTCTTTTTCTTCAAACTTTGGAGGATCATAGGCTTTTCCTTCTTCATTTAAAACCTCTACTTGTTTTTTAATCTTTCTCGATATCTTTCTAGTTTTTTCTTCAGTATCACAAATTATATTTAACAAGATAGAGGCATTAAAAATTGCCTCCGTTTCTTTATTGGAGGCAAATTCTATACGAATTATTGGTGTATCCGTTGTGGAAAGATTAAAGGCAGAATAGTTTGAGTAGGCATGAACTACTAATTTTTCAGATTCAATTTGATTTAACAGTCCTACTATATTCTTATCATTCTTACTCTTAGCTTTAGATAAATATGGATTCTTACCTACGCCAAGAATTCTATGCTTGCTATTTATTTTATATTCAATGTCAGTAATAAGTCCTTCAATCTTTTCTTCTTCGTAAGAAATAGCTATCCTATCTCCAACATCAAGACTTGGGTCTCCTATGGTTACCATATCAAAAGGTGTGTGATGAATCTTACAAATTTCAGTAAGAAGAACCTCACACATTCTTTTTCTTTTTTCTGGAAGTCCTAACTGCATCAATGGATTTATTCCAAGATTCATAGTTAGGCCATCGTCATTTTCTAAAGAGTAGTATTCAGCTATTTTAGTCTTTGCATTTGTTGAGTTGATTGCTGTATATCTTGTCTTAAAATCTGATATTGATGAAGAAAATCTTTCTCTTGTTTTAATTTCAGTTGATATACTTTCTGCATACTTCTTTAAAACCAACTTACCATCACGAGAAACCCCAGCAAAAGCACCAAGAGTCGATGCTATATAGTGAATAAAGTCTCTATAGGTTTCTATATCGTGGTCTTGATAAATTGCTAAGACTTCTTCTCCATTTACAAAAGCTTTTACCTCATCTTCTGTCATACCTAGTTTTACCTTGCACTTCTCACATGATAATGTAAGTAATTCAAAAGCTGTGCCAAAGGTATCGGTTACAGGGAAATTCTTATCAAACCTAAGCATATAGTCATAACCTTTTAGTTCTAAAATTTTCTTAGACCTATTTGCCTCAGTGACATCAAAGATTCCCATTGGTATGGTTTCTATCTTTTTATTCTCTAATTCTTGATGGTAAAAAAGTTCTAATTTGGAATCCTCTAAAGAATACCTATCTATATTTGAAAAAAGACTAATTCCAAATTCTCCAGCATAAACTGTACCTATTTCAAGTTCAGAAGATCCAGAGCATGAACGATGAATGTATCCAGACCCTTTAAGAATATCTTTATTGGTAAATGGAATGATTGTTTCATCTTTTAAGATGATATTTCCCGTCCAGTAAAATTTACGAGAATTCTTTTTTATTGCTATTTTATATTCATTGCTTATTGGATACATCAATACTCCTCCAATGAAAAAGATACTTCCCACAATCCCTTATAAGAAGTATCTTTTATTAATTTGACTTGAAACTTGTCCATATACATTTGTGTCTCTTTTAGTTCCAACGTTTCTGTATCTAAGAATTTAACTTTAAGATTAGACTTGTTAGCAAGACCACTCAATATCTTCACAAGTTTAGGACTACAAGAAAAACCTACAGAAATACTTGCTACTTTATTTCTAACGATATCCCTCTGAATTGTACCTGCCTCTGTTTCTCCTCCAGTATCTGCCTCAATATCTCTAAACTCCAAATCATAAGAATTTGGTAGTGGTAGGTCTACTCCTTCAATAATTAAATATGATTGATATTTCATTACCTACCTCCACTTCTTAAATTCTTACGCATAGATGCATTGACAATAACTTCATCAAGGAGAGTCCCTCCAAGATAAACTGGTATAACTATATCTCCAGAATTTTCCGATTTTAAATTGATGTTTGCAAGTGCATCGGATATTTGTCTTCCTATATCAATTCCATTTACAGTAGGTTTTTTATCGTGTCCCCCAATACCTAGAGATGATATATTGGGACTTAAAACCATATCACTTGCTACATTTTCCATCGAAGATTGAACTAATTTCCTGCTCTTTTCAATTCCTTTTGATAAGCCTTGCATGAAGTCTGGCATCCATGATTCATAGTCAGTGAGTGGGCCAACATCTGGAACAGAGAAGTGCAGGTAGGACCTAATAGTTGATGCTACATTAGAAACAGCAGATGTCACATTGCTAATTGCACTTCTAATCCCTCTTGCAATTCCGTTAATCATATCAGCACCCCATGTGTAGGCTTGTGATGCTAGATTTCTAATAAAATTCACTGCATTATTAAATCCATTTCTAATGCTAGATAAAATATTCGACATACTAGAAGAAATAGCAGACTTCATCGAATCAAAGGCAGATGTGACTGCTGATTTTGCAGAATTCACTGTTGATGAAATAGTAGATTTGATACTATTCCAAACATTGCACACTAATGTCATAATTCCATTTAGAACTCCAGATATAAAGGATTTGATGGCATTCCAAACATTCATAACTATTGATTTAATAGTATTTAAAACTGTTTGAATAACTACTTTTATATTATTCCAAGATGTGGATATAAATGTTCCTATGCTAGTGATTACTGTAGTCAAGAACGTTTTTATCCCATTCCAAATAGTCTCTACTTTTACCTTAATTACATCAAGAATTGTTGAAATTAAAGTTTTTATACCTTCCCAAGTAGTCCTAATGAATTGTCCAACTGCTGTAAATACTTCTGTGGTTTTAGTTGAAATAGCAGTCCACACATTTGTAAAAATTGTTTGAATTCCATTCCAGAGGCTTGTAAAGAAATCTCCTATACTTTGCCATAGACTCTTTGCTCCTTCAATAAAGGTATTCCAAGATTCAGTTAGAAAAGTTGTTATAGATATCCAGATACTGTTCCATCCTTCAGCAAGTCCATTCCATAGATTGGCAAAGAAGTCCTTGATGCCTTTCCAAGTAGTCTTAACACCTTCAATAAATCCAGACCAGAATTCTGATAAGAAAGTAGTAATTTCAGTCCAAGTGCTTGTCCATGAATCAGATATTCCTTGCCATAGGTTTACGAAAAATTCTTTTATTCCATTCCAAATAACTACTGTTGATTCTTTTATTGTTTCCCAAATAGAGATAAGGCCTTCTCTAAACCAGTCGCACTTCTTCCATAAAAGAATAAGACCACCTATTACTGCACCAATAGCAATAGGGACAATACCTATAGCTGATACTACTGCAGTGATTGCTGGTATAAGTGTACCTGTAAAGATTCCAACTATCTTAGTTATTCCTCCTACTATTAAAGGTCCTTTGGTCATAATAGTTCCGATTGACCAAATAAGTTTTCCTACAATCATAAGTACAGGACCAAGAGCAGCTATAAAAAGACCGATACCTGCAATAATACCTTTTACTGGACCTGGAAGTGCATTAAGTCCATTTACCAGTTTTGTTAATATATCTACTGCTTTTCTAACAGCAGGCATCAAAAGTTCTCCAAAAGATATGGCTAATTCTTCTAAGGCAGATTGTAGGATCTTTAATTGACCAGCTAGGTTATCCTGCATAGTAGCAGCCATTTTTTCTGCTGTTCCATCTGCGTTATATATGGCATCACTTAAACTGTTATAGTCTTTTTCACTGGCATTTATAATTGCCAACATTCCAGACATGGCATTTTTACCAAATATCATTGATGCTGCTTGTGCTTTTTGAGTTCCATCTAAATTGGCAAAGGCAACTCTAAAGGTGCTTAGAGTTTCATCAAGTGAAAGGCCCTGTACATCTTCAATAGATAATCCCAACATGGACATTCCATTAATAACTTCTTTAGTTGGTGATGCGAGTCTTGTTAGTCCAGACCTTAAAGCTGTCCCTGCTTGTGAGCCTTTTATTCCTGCGTTAGCCATTAAACCTATAGCTACTGCTGTATCTTCAACTGAATAGCCAAGTGTACCAGCAATAGGTGCAGCATATTTAAAGGTTTCACCCATTAATGAAACGTTGGTATTGGCATTAGATGATGCCGCAGCAAGAACATCAGCAAAGTGAGAAGAGTCTTCTGCTTTTAAACCAAAGGCTGTAAGGGCATCTGTGACAATATCTGAAGTAGTAGCTAAGTCCTCACCACTAGCTGCAGCAAGGTTCATGACTCCTTCAATACCACTAATCATATCTTTACTTTTCCAACCAGCCATGGCCATGTAGTTCATAGCCTCTGCCGCTTCAGATGCTGAGAACTTTGTCTTGGCCCCCATTTCACGAGCCTTTTCCCTTAGAGCATCAAAGTCGGACCCTGTTGCACCAGATACTGCTTTTACCTTTGACATGCCAGAGTCAAAATCTGATGCAGTCTTTACTGCCGCTACCCCAAGACCTGCTACTGCAAGAGATACTGGCATCATTTTTCTTCCTACATTTTCTATATTTTGCCCTGTGTTTTGCCATTTTTCTCCAGTAATAGCTATGTTTTGCAGGGTTTGATTAGTAGTTGCCCCTTGTCTTTCTAGAGATTTAAGGGCTTGTTCTGTTTCAATAATTTCTCGTTTAAGGGCATCATATTGTTCTTGTGAAATCTTTCCTTCTGCAAGAGCCTGTTCAGCTTGTTTCTGTGCCTCTTTTAAAGATGTTAGTTTGTTCTTTGTTTCTTCTAAGGTTTGACCTAATAGCTTATGCTTTTGGGAGATAAGTTCTGTATTTCCAGGGTCAAGTTTAAGAAGTTTGTTAACATCACGAAGTTCAGATTGAGTATGTTTTATCTCCGTATTAACTTGTTTTAGTGCAGTCTGTAATTTGGTAGTATCTCCACCAATCTCAACAGTTATCCCTTTTATTCTATTTGCCAATATCTCACCTCCTCTTTAGAGATATATTTATCAGTGTTTTTGTTGATGTTTTTATCAATTTTTGCTATACTTATCTTGAGGTGATAAGTATGAATTTTGTAAAAGAATTATCCAATAAGACTGTATCCATTTCTGAATTTAATCGAGGCCTAGCTGGACGTATTTTCGATGATGTCAAAATGAACGGTTCTAAGGTCGTATTAAAAAACAACACTCCTGAGTGCATTCTTGTTTCTCCAGATGAATATACGAAACTCATTGATGAGCTCGAAGATGCAAGAGATCTTATGCTTGCCAATACAAGGATGTCATCAATGGATAAATCCGATTTAATTTCTCAAGATGAATTTGAAGAAGCCTTCCATATCGATTTAAATGAAGTCTCTCCTCTTGATGAGGACGAAATCGAATGAACTATAAACTATCCTTTATAAAAGAAGCCATCCAAGACTATAAAGCCTTAGATGGATCTCAAAGAAAAATTGTCGATAAAGCACTTAAGAGGATCTTGATAAATCCTCTTCCTAATACCGAAGGTGGCTATGGCAAGCCTCTTTCTAACCTATCTGATTCTAAGCTTGCTGGTCTTATGAAAATTAAACTTAAGAGTTCAGGTCTTAGGATCGTTTATAAGTTGGAAAAATCAGATGATGAAGTTCTTGTCATTATTATCGGTGCAAGAGCGGAATCCAAAGTCTATAAAGATGCTGCAAAAAGAGTAGCTAAGCTTGAAGATTAAAACTTATCATAATCTTCTTGCGTAGCTACTTCTTTGTATTTATATTCATCGTTATTCTTTTCTGTGAACATATCATTGACAAGTCCAATTGTTAAAAGAGATAAATCAGAAACAGAAAGACCAAGTTCCACTGCCCTTAGTAAAAACAAGGGTGTAGTCATTGGTCTTTCTGTTGGTCTTACTTTTTTTAGGAACTTCTTCTGACTTTATATTAAGCCCCCATAACTCAATTAGCTGAGGTAGAATTTGATAAATGGAAAAGGTTGAGAAATTATCTAACCATTCTTCTGGACTATCTGGCACAGATTTATCTCCATGTTTAGCCATTACATAGGCTATATTTTCAAATAGTTCTAATGAGCCTATGTCAAGATTAGATTTATCTTCATCGTTTTTCTTCATGGACTTTTCTAATTCCATCAAGTCTTTGAAGATATCCCTTCCAAATTTAAGCCTATAGATTCTTGGGATAGCTGCTGATGCACGGAAAACAACTTCTTGGCCATCGATTTGAATTTTCTTTGTTAGTGCCATATTTATTTACCTCCAACACTTGCTCTTGAAGGTGTTACTGTAGTTTCTGTTGGCATATAGACTGACTTGTACCAACCATCATAAGTATCCTTCGTAGTCTCTTCTCCTGTTCTAGCTTTCACATTACCATTTGGAAGTGGTCTTGCTTGAATAGACAGTGTTTCTGGTTGAACTTCTCTCGATTCCTCGTTGGTTTCTCCTTCAAGGGTAGGTCTTGCTGCTGAGCAGTTATACATGACATGACGGATTTTCTTTTGGTCACCATCAAACTCAAAAAGAAGTGCAAAGTTTGCAGTTTCAGAATTTGAGGACTCAATTAAAACTTTATTTGAATCTGATTTTTCCATCAAAACATCAATCCTAAAGGATTCTGGAATAAGGGCGATTTCTAAATCTCCGTCATAGCCCATATTGTTTGAAATTGTGTAGTATTCAATTCCATCTGCGTAAAAACTTTCAGGCTCTCCATTTGGATCTAATGAAATTGAAACAGCACCAGGCATTGGCACTGGTGTCTTATATTTAATAACGCCCTCTTCAGTTTTATCGAAGAGAGCGTAGTGTACGTTACAAATATTAAATTTAACTTTATTGGCCATTATTATTTACCTCCGTAATTTTTAAATTAAGTGTGAATTCATACAAATCTTCATAGAGTCTTTCTGATTCAATCCAAACTTCAGATTTTTCATAATAGATTTCTTCTCTATCAAGTATCTCCTCTATTTTTTCTTCTAGTTTTAAGTCTTTCTTATCAGTGTAAAGTTCTAAGTCTATCTGGGTGTTTTTATAAAAAACTACTCCATCTGCGCCAAAGTGTTTATTCTTTGGAAATAGATAGACTATAAATGGTGGGTCTGGACTTTCTCCTTCAGCAAAGTGAGAATATGCAAAGGGAAGTCCTATCTCTTCAATTATTTTTAATAGCCTATCCATTTTTCTTCCTCCAAATTCTAATTATAGAAAAATGTTCTCGTGCCCTACGATAGAAAGATAGAAATCTTTGATTTCGTACTCTTTCATCGGGAGGGTGCATCTTGTAATTTCCTCATTATATTTTCTTCCAATTCTCTGATTCCTTTCTCTTCAGCTGGTCCAATATGAGGCTTAGCAGATACTCTTCCTCCCTGTCTAAGAACGTGACCTTTCTCTAGTAAATGAGCCAGTTGATATCTATTTCTTGAATGGACTACAAGTTCTATTGAGTTTGAAGTTTCTTTCATTGTTTTAACAGACCAAGATTTAGAATATTTCTTTGTTTCTCCTACAGGTGCATTTTCTTGTATGTCTTTTCTAATATTGCTACCAGCCTTTTTGACTTCCTTTTTGACTTCATCTGTCGCCATATCAGAATATTCTTCTAAGCCTTTCATTATTTCACTGGCGAGGTTTTCAATTTTTACATTCATCTACTCACCTTCCTACACCTAAACTTTATAAGTCTATTTTTGTAGTTCATAAAGTCAATTGAGATAATGTTGTACTTTTCATCATCAAATAGAATTCTGTATTCTGAAGTATTAATGTTCTTTAGACTATTTTGAAATCTTACAGTAAAAGAAATATCTGACCTATCTACTTCCATCCCAAGAAAAACTTCTTCTCCTTTGCCTTGAAAAGATATATATACTGAAGTTTCTAGGTAATCTGTCCATACTGATTTATGGTTACCAATTTCATCTACCTCAACATTTTTATTTTGAAAGGTTATTTTTCTATTTAAATCCGATACCTTCATTAGAACTCAGCCTTTCTCATTCCAAACAATAAAGCCCTTAGAGTTAAGTTTAGTTCAGAATAATCTGCCTCCTCTCTATGTTCATAAAGATAGGCTGTCATATAGAGAACATCTATCTTTCCATTTGGATTTTTAGAAAGTTCTTCTTCACTATTAACCCTGGCTACATCCATGGAGTGTTTGATTGATGATTGGATGAGAGATTGAATCATCTCATCCTCATCATCAAAATCCACCCTTAAATAGGACTTTGCCTCCTCAAGAGTAATCATAATTTACTCCTTAGGCATTAGCACCAATTTTTAAAAGTTTAACTGCTTCTCTTAAAACTAAGATTCCATCAACTCTTTCTTTACCTAAGAAACCAACCATGCCATTTCCTGCAAATAGTTCCTTTAAGTCTTGGAAAGACCTATTTCCTCTATCTCCAATCTTGTAGTAAGAAAAATCGCCAAAGGCTACTGCAAGTTTTCCTTTATCAGCTTTTGGAGCAAAGGCTGATGTGTAAGCAGGATATCCTAAAAGTCTATCTGGTTCTCCATCTTTAAGAGATGGTTGCCAAATATATGCACCATTTACATCCTTAAGTTTTCTAATCTGAGCAACTGTTGCATCATTTAAAATGAAGGTTGCTTTCTTTCTATAAGGTCTGTCTAAAGAGTAAACTAAATCAATCATTTCATCTGCAGTAATTGTTTGAGCCTTTGTTGTTACACCAAGTTCTCCACCCTTTTTAGAATCAAAAATTCCCGTAGGTTTATTTACTCCATCCCCATTTAGGAAAGCATCCTCTTCAGCATTAGCTAGTGCTCTAGTAAATTCTTCAGTGATATATTTTTCTAGATTAAAGGCTGCGTCATAGAGAAGTTCTTCAGTAACTTTAATACCAACATGGAGTTTATGTGCATCAAGAGATACTTGATCAAATGTGCCATCTCCAAAGGTAAGTTTGCCACCTTCTTCTACCCATAGGGCTGCTGGCTTTGTAGCTGCAATGTTAATTTTATGAAGTCCAGAAGTTTGAACTTTTGTAGCTAATTTTCTTACAATATTTTCATCTTCAAGACCGTTTACGATATCTGCTTCCATTTCTTCTGGAACTAAATATCCACCACTTTCATCTGTACCTACTTTTAATTCATTGGAAATATCTCTAAAGTTAGTTCTTAATGCCTTCATCATGGACTTTTTATAGACATTTCTTGCTCTCATTGGCTTTTCTTCTTCATTAAAAGTAGCAGGTTCATTTGTTAGTGCTTGAGTAGTAGGTTTTTCCAAGGATTTATCCATTTCTTCTTCCCTCTTCTTTCTTTCAATTTCACGAGTATAATTCTCGATAGTTCTTTCCATCTCTTCATATGTTTTAAAGTCTTCATCAGACATTAGACCATTTTCATCTTTCTTAGATTCAGCAAATGCTTTTGCCTCATCCCAAGCTTTAGTTCTCTTTTCCATTAGTTCTTTTAAATCCATAATTACCTCCAAGTATTTTTAATTTTGTTTAATCTTTCTTCTACTTCGCTCATTGAATGAGTCTTTACCTCTTTATTTATCTTTGTTAAAAGTGAATTTGTAACTGCTCGCCTTGAAAAGACCATATTCGTAACTTTTTCATCTTTTCTTTTGTCAGTGAGAGTTCCGTCACAAAAGCCCATCTCAATGGCCTTATTCTTATCAAACCAAGTCTCTCCATCCATTAGATTTGAAATCTCTTCTCTGGATAAACCCGTTTTAATCTCATAGGCATTGATGATTGATTCCTTAACTTCCTTTAACATATCTATAGCTTTTTGCATTTCTCTTGAGTCACCAATGGCTACAGTTAAGGGGTTATGAATCATCATTAATGATGTTGGACTCATCAATACTTCAGTTCCTGACATGGCAATGACAGATGCTGCTGATGCTGCAAGTCCATCAATCTTAATGGTCACATTTCCCTTGTGTTCTAAAAGCATGGTGTAAATTCTTGATGCTGCTATACAGTCTCCACCAGGGGAGTTGATCCACACAGTTATGTCTCCACTTTTATTTTTTAATTCACTGGCAAATAGCTTAGGAGTCACATCGTCATCAAACCATGAATCTTCGGCTATAACTCCGTCAATGCATAAGATATTTTCATTATTTTCCCAGTTCCAAAATACTTTTTTATTCAATATATTTTCACCTCAATTCTTCAAGTCAGCTTCGTCACAATTTTCTTATCTCCCTTTGGTCGATGAAAATTGGACTTCGTGACATATGACCTACCTACGATTCGTGCTTTGCACTCATCGGGTTAGGTCATAAAAAAGAGCCTTGGTATTTTTTCTCTATCAAACCAAGACTCTTCCGCAATAACTCCATCTATATAGAGTTCATTTGAATCCTTTTTCCAATTCCAAAATATCTTATTGTTCTTCATTAGGATTTATTTCTTCTCCTTTCTGCTGATAAAAACTACCTGCCTTATCAAGTGGCAGCATATTTCCATTTACAAGATATAGGTCTCCACCTTCTTCAGCTGATATCCTATCTAAGTTTTCCAGTTCTCTTATGTCATTTGCACTCATCCAGCCATTTTGTCTTCCTACAGCATATCCATTCATCCTTGATTCATAGTCTCCTCTTAGAAGTCCATCAAGATTGAATTTAATAAAGTAGGATTCTTTTTCTTTCTTTGTTAGTAACGCTCTTTCCAAAGATTGCTCCCAACGAACAATCCAAGGATCAAGAGTATATTTAACAAATTCAAGTGACTGTTGTTCTATATTTGAAAATGATGACCTTTCCAAATCACCAATCATATGAGGCTGTATTCTAAATATCCTTGCTATCTCATTTAATTGAAACTTTCTTGTTTCCAAAAATTGAGCCTCACTTGGTGCTATGGCTATTGGTTGGTATTTCATCCCTTCTTCAAGTACAGCCACTTTGTTGGCGTTCTTAGGCCCTTGAAAGGCTGCATTCCACGACTCTCTAACTCTTTCTGGATCCTTAATAATTCCTGGATGCTCTAAAACCCCACCAGGCTGTGCTCCATTTTGAAAGAATGACGCACCATAATCTTCGCAAGCCATGGCCATACCAATTGCATTTTTTGCCATGGTTATTGGTGAATATCCAATAAGGCCATCAAACCCAAGTCCAGGTATATGAAGTACATCTTCTTTTAAAAGATAAACTTCTTCTGATTTGTGATTGTATTTATAGAAGATTTCTCCATTTTCACTTCTCATAACAGTCATTTTGTTTGGCATTAGTGGGTAGAGTCCAATAACCTCATTTCTTCCATTACGAATTATCTGCGCATAGGCATTTCCCCACAATAAAAGATGAGTCATTAGTGTTTCTCTAAACACAAACGAAGTCATCTCGGTATTTGGTTCATCGTGCAAAAGAAAATATATGGCATGGTCTTTAGCTTTTTCCTTTGAGTTTGAATTACCTCTTTTATATAAGTGAAGAGGAAGTCCTGCTAAGGTTTCAGCAAGAACTCTCACACATGAATAAACTGCTGTCATCTGCATAGCAGTAAATTCGTTTACATTCCTGCCTGTTGTTGTTCTACCAAATAAAAAAGACGATGAAGATATCCTCTCCCCGTCTTTAGGTTTGTCTCTCGACTTGAATATTAAATTTAGTATGTTTATATTACCACCTTCTTAAAACTAATCAAAAAATTTATATGCTGGATATTATTTATACAATTATATTTCAACGGGAATAATAGCAAATCCTAAAGATTTAGCCCTTTTTAAGAATATATTTATATTGTCACGTCCCCATTGAGTACAGATTACAAATTCTTGATCATCTAAATGTAAAATATCTTCATTATTCATGAAAAATCTTTTGTCTGGATCTTTGTATCTTTCAATAACATCTTCTTTAGCCCTAACAACTCCTAAAGAACCTTGTAAACTCTTATCAAAAGCTTTTAATAGTTCTTTATATTTTAAATTAGGATTGTTTCGTACATAATCTTTTACAACTTGCAATACCAGTGCATTCTTTAGATAAATAGCTCCATTATAAAGATATCTAGTCTTATCTTTCTCACCACTCTTATCATCAGCCTTATCATCGACATTATTTTTAAGGTCTTTCAACTTTTTTACTTCTTCTTCTAAAGAACATACTCTTTCCACTAGATTTAAAAGCGTTTTTTCATAATTATTCATAATTTCATCTCCTTTATTTCATTATATCATTTTTCGCTTTGTTATCAAGTGTTATTTTGTGTTATTTTGTGTTATTTTAAAAGACAATCAATCCTCTATCATCATAAACAGATTCACTTGTATCATTACCACATCTTATAGCCCTATCAAGAGCCATGATTGTAGCAATAACTCCATCTATCTTTTCTGTAGATTTTTCCTTATCTGCTTTTATATTTCCAGCAGGGTCAGTTCGTATAAAAATATTATCCATCATCCACCTTAGAACTGGATGATCTCCATGGGCTATTTTTCTTTCGAGAGTTAGTTTCATTAATTCTTTTGTTGGTGGGGACATATCCTTAAATCCTTGACCAAAAGGAACAACTGTAAATCCCATTCCTTCCAAGTTTTGAACCATTTGTACTGCTCCCCACCTGTCAAAGGCAATTTCCCTAATGTTATATATCTCACCTAAGTCTTCTATAAATTTTTCAATAAAACCATAATGAACTACATTGCCTTCTGTTGTCTGAATGTAGCCCTGTTTTTTCCATAGGTCATAGTTTACATGGTCTCTTTTTACTCTTATGTCGAGGTTGTCTTCTGGCAACCAAAAGTAAGGTAATATTTGATATTTATCATCTTCGTCTATTGGAGGAAATACTAAAACAAAGGCTGTAATATCTGTTGTAGATGAAAGGTCGAGACCTCCATAGCAAACTCTACCTTTTAGTTCTTCTTCATTAACAGCAAAATTACATAAGTCCCATTTTTCCATAGGCATCCATCTAATTGCTTGTTTGACCCACTGATTTAATCTTAACTGTCTGAAGGCATTTTCTTCAGTTGGATTTTGCTTAGCTGATTCACAGGCTTGTCTTACTTTTTCTATAGGAACTGTAATTCCAAGGGACGGATTTGCCTTATGCCATACTTTTTCATCTGTCCAATCGTCTTCTCTATCTGCTCCATATATTACAGGATAAAAAGTTGGATCAGTTTTTCTGCCCTCAAGTATGTCGACTGCCTTTTGGTGAGTTTCGTAGCAGATTGATTTGGTATCTGTTCCTGCAGTTGTTATAAGGAAATATAAGGGTTGGGTTCTCGCATCTCCAGAACCTTTTGTCATAACATCAAAAAGTTTTCTATTAGGCTGAGTGTGAAGTTCGTCAAAGACTACACCATGAATATTAAATCCGTGTTTAGAATATGCCTCTGCAGATAAAACTTGGTAGAAAGAATTCGTAGGCTTATATATCATTCTCTTTTGAGATGCTAGAATCTTTACTCTCTTAGATAGTGCTGGACTCATTCTTACCATATCAGCTGCAACATCAAAAACTATAGTTGCTTGCTGTCTATCGGCAGCGCATCCATAAACCTCTGCTCTTTCTTCTCCATCACCACAAGTAAGGAGGAGCGCTACAGCAGCTGCAAGTTCAGATTTTCCCATCTTCTTTGGTATTTCAATATATGCAGTATTAAATTGTCTATATCCTGTATCTTTTACAATGCCAAATAAGTCTCTTATGATTTCTTCTTGCCATTCAATAAGCTTGAAGTCTTTACCTGCCCATCTACCTTTTGTGTGCTTCAGACATTCTATAAAAGTGACAGCATAGTCTGCTTTATTTTTATCATAGTGAGATGTAGGTAGCATAAATTTTGTTGGTTTATATCCTTTTAGTTTCTTCATCCCATAATTATCCTCCCAAATAAAAAAAAAGACCCCTATGGTCTACTACAAGAAAAAGAGCCTTCTCTCAATTTCTTGGTTTCTAATTATTTTGTTTTCCTAATTCATAAGCCTCTTTTAACATTTCTTTTAATGACCATACCGAAACTTCTAAAAAGTCTTCTGAATCATTGTTTCTTTTTTCTAAGTCTCCTCTTTCTTCTATTTCATAAGAATGTTTCTTTGCAATTTCTAAAAGTGCTCGATCCCTTTTATCATTAATTCTTTTGGTACCTCTAAAAAGCATTGCCTTTTTAATTCTTGGTTTGTCATTTATCTTACTCCTCTTTTCTTATTCTTTTGGAGATTATCTATAAAGTCGTCAAACCACTTTGCTCCAATCTCAAGCCTTATCATTGGAAGTCTTCCAAGTTTATTATATTTTAAACTTACTATCCTTAAGTCTTCAGGAAGGCTAGTTCCATAAAATTCGTTGATTGTTTTTCCCATCGTGATGTAAATTGTGTCATCTTCAAGGTAGTCTTTTAAATAATCTTGAAAAGCTAAGTCTCCATTTTCTCCTTCGTAAAGTCCAAGCATTGTAATTGCTGAAGAGTTGATTAACTCATTTAAATCTTCCTGTGTTTTCATGTATTTGTATGCCATATTTTTTCTCCTTATCTTTTTTGTATGTACATATAACCGTACAACCAAAAATAAGTCAAGTTGATTAGGGGATATAATGGCTATTTTTCAATCTTTATTCAATATCTTTTCTATTCTATCTTCCCTAAAAATTACATTTAACATTGAACCATTATCCCATTTTACTAGGATTGATCCAATGGAATCCACTCCATAAACTGTGCCTAAAGTTCCAACTGGAGGTGCTTGTTCATCTTCCATTTGGATTAGTTTTACTCTCGACCCTACTGGGTACGTTTTTTTTAATTTTTGTATAATTTCCCTTGAAATCATCTAATCACCTCTCATACATATATCACTTAATTCAAGATTTATATCAAGTCTTATTTACTGTATTTACAAGTCTTTTAAAAATATATATTGCACAAGGAAGAGCAATTCCATTGCCCCACATTTTATATTCTGCAGAATCAGTATGAGGATTTTTAAGCCATTTTAATATCTGCTTATCTGTCTTCTTCTTTTTAAGACCTTTTATTTCAGCGTCCTTATCAAAAACTTCTCTCCAAAAGTCCAAGTCTTCACCTGTTGGATTTTCGATTTCTAAGTCAGCACACCAGTAATCTGGAAATCCTTGTAGTCTTCCACATTCTTTTGGTGTTAATCTTCTTACAAGCTTCTGATTAACAAGAGGTGGATCTTTATAATCAGTAGCAACTAAAGAAGACGATATATTCTTGTCAGCTTTTGTAAAATGAGAATTCTTGCTCATTGTGTAGATATCCTCTACTATTGCAACTCCACCTTGATTTCTAGTAGGAGTATTTCCAGATGTATCTATAGTCCTTGAAACATCACACTCATATATATTGTGTCTTTCATTCTTTGTATTTTCAGAAGTTTGTCTTATATCGTAGACTACAAATGGTTGGTTATTTCCACCTTGTCCCAAGTTTGATGCGAGTGTTTGTGTTTCTTTTAATGGTCCTTTATACCTTGAGTCTTGACTGTGGTTTTCAAAAACAAATGGTGCAATGCCACCACTTGCTCTCAAGGTTCCACTTTCATCAGAATAAAAGTCCATCCTTTCTCCACCTTGGTCATTTAAACATATTGTTTTATTAAAGCCTTCTTTAATGACTCTGGTATTTCTTTTCCCTTTCTCGCAGCCCTCTGAAGTATCCCCTGACAAGCTTTTTTGCTCAAATAATATTTCTCTGGAACTTCCTCCATCAAGATCTGCGACAAGGAAGATTCTTCTCCTTCGTTGGGGCACTCCGAAGTATTTAGCATCAAGGACTCTCCAAACAAGGGAAAAATTGTCTCCCAGGATTTCTCCTGCACTTTTCCACCTCGAAGGTCGAGGAAGTTTAACTGTGGAATCTTTAATTCTTGTAATTTCTTCAAGGACACATCTAAAGTCCTCTCCTTTGTTAGATGAAAAGGCTCCTGGCACATTTTCCCATAATAGGTATCTTGGATACTTACCATTAGTTTTACACCTCATTTCTTTTATAACTCTAATTGCCTCATAAAAAAGGTTAGATTTTTTCCCTTCAAGTCCCGCTCTTTTACCAGCAATAGATAAATCTTGGCAAGGACTGCCAAAGGAAATGATATCAACAGGTTCAATTACAGACCCATCGACATCTTTAATATCTCCTAAATGTTTAACTTGAGGTAGATTTTTCTGTGTAACTCTTATTGGAAAAGGCTCAACTTCTGATGCCCATATAGGTTTTATTTCACAAAAAATAGCAGCTAAAGGAAATCCTCCACTGCCGTCAAATAGTGAACCTAATCTTAGTTCTTTACTCATCTTTTACTACCTCGGAGTATTTATACTCTTTTCCATCTCTTAAAAGGCATACATCTTTATCGCTTCCAACTAATTCAATAAATCTATTTACAATGACATCTACAAATTTTTCATCAAGTTCTATCATCCTACAAATCCTATCCGTTTGCTCACAAGCTATTAATGTACTTCCACTTCCACCAAATGGATCAAGTACAATGGAGTTTGTCATTGATGAGTTTTTAATCGGATATGATAAAAGTGGAATAGGTTTCATAGTAGGGTGGTCGCCATTTTTTCTTGGTTTATCAAATTCCCAAATGGTAGACTCTTTTCTCCCTGTATACCAGTTATGTTTTCCTTTTTTCTTCCAACCATAAAGTATTGGTTCATGTTGCCATTGATATGGACTTCTTCCAAGTACAAGGGACTGTTTCTTCCAAATACAAGTACCAGATAAATAAAAGCCAGCATCTTGAAATGCCTTTCTAAAATTAAGTCCTTCTGTATCTGCATGGAAAACATAAATCGAACCATCATCTGCAAGGAACTTTTCCATATTTAAAAAGGAGCTTAGTAAAAATTCATAGAATTTACCTTGCTCCATATTGTCATTTTTAATTTTTCCAGCTGATCCTTCATAGTTTACATTGTATGGAGGGTCTGTGATGATAAGATTTGCCTTTGATTCATCTATTAATTTCTCGTAAGTGGTTTCATCTGTAGAATCTCCACAAATAAGTTTGTGCTTACCTAAGGTCCATATATCTCCAGGCTTTGAAAAAGTAGGTTTTTCTAATTCCTTGTCTACATCAAAACCGTCATCTTCTGTATCATTTCCAAGGTCAAAAATATTAGATAGTTCATCTGGTGAAAATCCAGTAAGTTCTACATTAAAGCCATAATCTTCTAGGGATTCAATCTCTACTCTCAGTAATTCTTCATCCCAACCAGCATCAAGGGCCATCCTGTTGTCAGCTAAGATATAGGCTTTCTTCTGTGCCTCATTTAGATGGTCTGCAAAGACACAAGGTACTTCTTTTATTCCCTCTTCCTTTGCTGCCATAATTCTTCCATGGCCTGCAATAACTCCGTAGTCTTTATCAATAATCACAGGATTGATAAATCCAAATTCTCGAATTGATGATCGTAGTTTGTTAATCTGGTCTGCTGAATGAGTCCTTGCATTATTTACATAGGGTACAAGTTTTTCAATATCAACTAATTTCATTTCTTTGGTTGTAATCATATGAGCCCCCACTTTGCAAATTCTTCAAAACCACCAATAGAGTTAATGTAGTTTCTAGCAATTTCTACAATTTCAGAATATGGTTTACCATCAACAGTTTCATCTCCGATTGCACAGGATAATTCAATCTCTCTATTTTCCTCTTGTGCCTTTAGGTGGGCATAAATATTAACCGATACATCAGCTTTAGATAGGTCTTTACCATGAAGACCTCCGCCAGTTACTGCTCTTCCCATATCAGAGCCGAGTTTTCTATTAGTTGCTCCAGTATCAACATTATATCCTCCAGTCCAATCTCCTAATGGATTTACAATTGCTCTTGGATAAATCGATTTTAAAATTTCTGTAGATACATTTGACTGGCAAATAATAAGTTTATCTCCATCAAGAATGTATTTCCCATCGTAGGGGTAATTAGAATAAATTTCACGAGCAATTAAAGATAGTTTCTTTTCTTCATCTGATGTTGCCACTCCCTTAAAAATTCCATTGTCACCACATCTTATCTTTTCTTTTTGATTATTTGAAAGGTGGATATCCTGTTCTACGATTTTAATATCTGCTATGACATCTCCAGCTATCCTCTTAATTGATGTTTCAATTTCTTTTTTATTTAGATTACAGTCCGTTTCTATAATCACATGACAATTTCCATGTCCCAGCAAAACTTCAACTGCTATTTTAGGATTATCTTTTTCTTTATATGCTAAATCTACAATTGCACCAGCGATACAATCTGCTGTTTTATCTGGATGCTTTGGATTTACTTTTTCAAACAATATCTTTACCTCACTTTCTGCTTCTAAATAATTTTTCCATCATATCTTCTCCGTAGTCCTCATAAACTTCAGTACAGTTCTCTTTCACAATGTCATAAATCTCATACCATAAAAGATTAGCTGTCTTTTGAAACTGACTAGACATCTGTACAAAGGGAGATGCAATAACTCCTCCCGTAGTAGGATGCTTTCCTAAAAGTCCAAATTGACTTATTGCCTCTTCACATTGAATGTATCTTGCAAAAGCCTGGGAGTAGGATTCTAATAATCTTGGATTTACTAAGTTCTCACAATTTCTCTGCTTTAACCAAGACCAAGTCTCTTTATATATTTCATCTGCACCAAGTGGTATACCATTCTTTTGTTTTGCAGATAGATAATCACTTGGTGTAGGCATATCTGTTCCATCAAGAACTGCTCCATCTGGTAAGTCAACTGCATCTATTTCTTCTGGAGTGAATGTTGAAATATCATTCATTAGTATTTCTACTTTTTTACCTTTTTCTATTTTTTCAGCAGCAGGTTGTGGTTTCCCTCCTGCTTTTACTCTTCTTCCACCTCTGTATGTTCCGTCTTTAGCGATAGTATCACCTCCTATTTTAATATTTTATTTAATAGGGCCTTTGAACCCGTTTTTTTGTGCGTGAGAGGGCGACACCGTTGGTATGGGGTTCAGTCGTAGAGATTAAGACTCCCCCTCCCCACGAAAAACTATCCCCCAAATCGATCCCCACTCTTGGCATGAATCTTTGAGTGGCATGATTTACAAAGACTCATAAGGTTGTCTTCATCATTGGTTCCACCACGAGAAAGAGGAAGTATGTGATGTACTTCCTCTACCTTTGTCATTCTATTTTCTTTTAAACACATCTCACATAACGGGTGCTCTGATACATATCTTTTTCTAATAACTCTCCATGCTTTTCCATATCGCTTATGAGTTTTAGGATCACGTTTATATTTTTCATAGTTTTTGTTGTATTCTTTCTCATGTTTTTTGCAGAATCGTCCATCAACCAACACTGGACACCCTGGATAAGAACATGGTCTCTTAGGTTTTCTTGGCACTTTATCACTCCATAAAGAAAGCCCTGAAGATTAAATCTCCAAGGCTCTTTTAATTATTCTTTTTCTATTTTAATGATACTACATTTTTCTACTCTTATTCTATCAACTTTACTACATAGCCTTAATTGGAATTGAAATTTTTCCTAAAGCGTTTCTATGCACATTAAAACAGTACTGAATTGAGTAGTTCATATCTACTGCAATCTGTTCCCAAGAATTAAAGCATAAATATCTCTTTTCAAGAACTGTTTGTTCCTCTTTATCTTTTAATGAATAAATAGAATTTGCTATCTCTTTCTTCAAATCCACCAAATTATCTATATCCTTATTGATTTCTTCTTGAAGTTCTACAATCTTAATTATAGTATCCTCAAGTTTAGATGTTCCTCTATTGGAACTCTTTGGCATATCTGATAAAGTTGATGTTGCTTTAGTAGCAAGTGCATTTAAACTTTCAACTTGCTCCAGCTTGCTATTAATTCTTTTGTCTAAATAAAAAGCTTGTTTTAAATATTCTTTTGCATTCATTTCTTACCTCCATAAGTTTTGAGGTAAGTTCTCTATAGAACCTCTACTCATTTTAGATTTGCTTTTACTGCATCTATGAGTGCAGCTTGTGTTTTATTCTTATTTTCTAATGCTTTCATAACATCTTCATCAATGGTTCCTTTTGCTAATATATGATGAATCACAACTGTTTCTTTCTGACCCTGCCTATAAAGTCTGGCATTAGTTTGCTCATAAAGTTCTAAGGACCAAGTAAGAGAAAACCAAATAAGTGTTGAACCTCCAGCTTGTAGGTTAAGTCCATGACCAGCAGATGCAGGATGAATAATGGCAACTGGAATTTTACCTTGATTCCATTCTTTAAAGTCCCCACTTGTCTTAAGTTCTTTTACATCAAACTTATCTTTTATTCTTTTTAAATCTGACTTATACCAATATGCTATAAGAACAGGTTTACCATTTGCTCCTTCTATCAAATCTTCCAAAGCATCAATCTTTCTATCGTGAATATGAATACTTTCCTTATCATCGTTATAGACAGCTCCACTTGCCATTTGGAGAAGTTTATTTGAAAGCGCTGCAGCATTTACAGCATCAATTTCTTCATCTTCAAGTTTCAAAACCATATCAGCTTTTAAGCTATCGTATAAGTTTCTTTCTTTTTCAGATAGGTAAACTTCAACTTCGTTTAATATACACTTTGGCATTTTAAGAAAGTCTTTTGACTTCATAGAAATCGTGATATCAGATATTAAACTATATATCTGTTTCTCTGCTCCATCTTTTGGTTTATATGAAAATATGATTTGCTGATTTCTTTTATCTGGTATAAAAAAATTCTGCCTATAATGAGTAATATACCTTCCAAGCCTTTCTCCCATATCAAGTAGTCTAAACTCTGCCCACAAATCCATAAGTCCATTACTGCTCGGTGTTCCTGTAAGTCCTACGATTCTCTTTACCTTTGGTCTTACTTTAAGAAGTGATTTGAACCTTTTTGCCTGATAACTTTTGAAAGATGATAGTTCATCAATTACCACCATATCAAAGAACCACTTAAAGCCACTTTTTTTAATAAGCCAATCTACATTTTCACGGTTAATAATATAAATGTGTGCAAGCTTATTTAGAGCATCTAACCTTTCTTTTTCACTTCCTGTTACCACAGAATAGCTAAGATATTTTAGATGATCCCACTTTTCAATTTCATCTGGCCAAGTGTTATTGGCTACCCTAAGAGGTGCAATTACAAGTGTTCTTGATACATCAAAGTAATCTAGCATAAGTTCATTTATTGCACTAAGGCTTATGACACTTTTCCCAAGTCCCATCTCAAGTAAGACTGCTGAGATTTTATGACTTACAATAAAGTCCGTTGCATACCTTTGATAATCATGAGGATAGTATTTCATCAATAACACCTCCGATTTGCTCTTTACCATCAATCATAAATGACCTAAACCCTAACTGCCTAAAATCAGCCATTCTTTTTAACTGAAGAGGTCTTGGCTTTTTACCTTTTGCCTTAAGTTCTACAAAGGCAAACTTCCCATCTGATAAAAATACCATTCTATCTGGAAGTCCATCCATACTTGGACTTGTAAGTTTTATGCAAAAGCCTCCCAATGCTTTAACCTCTTTTACTAAAGCTTTTTCTATTTCTTTTTCTAACATGAAAACCTCCATTTTTAGTAGAGGTGCAGGGATATGCAGGATATTTTCCTATATTAATATATATACTAATTTTTTACCTATATAGACAATAATAGTAAATACCCTTCACCCACCTGCACCTTTTAATCTTCAAACTCGGATTTAAGACGAATGCCAAATACAATTATGCCTTTTTTTGTCTTTTTCTTGTTGAATCCTTCAAGCTCTAATACAGAATAGAAATCGGCTGCACTTCTGGTAAATTCACCTGTTCTAAGACAATATGCTCGATAAGCGGTATATAGCTCACCACTTTTCTCTGTAAAAGCACTGTCAATTTCACAGCATTCATCTAAGAAATGATTCATCCAGTCATTATTTTCTCTATATGCTTTTATGGCATCTTCTACTCTTCTTGGTGGATTAATATGATATTCGTCTGCAATTACTTGCTTTGCTCCCTCTATAATCCAAGAAAGAATCGCACCACCAGCATTTTCATATAGATACTCTGTAAAATTCTTTATATCGTTTTGGCCTTCAATCTTTGCATCAAAAGGAATGACAATTAATCTTCTCCAGGTTCCTTTATCAACAGCTCCTACTCGTGGCAGGTGATTAGTGTATAAAACTAGGGTATGACTTGGCACATAACTAAACGGAGATTTAAACTTCTTTTCTGCAAAGATTTCATCAGTAGAGCAAAGCTGCTTTACATTTGATGTATTCATTCGCATACCCTCTTCAAGTTCAGCAGCAATAAGCAGTCTTTTACCCTTTGCCTCAGCAAGTTCTGGTTTTACATTTCTTCTGCATCCAACAGTTAACATATCTGCAGACATATTCCCACTATATGTTCCAAGCACCTTTGATACTACATTCCAAAAAGTAGACTTACCATTTCTTCCCTCACCATATGCGATAATAAGAGCCTCAACATAAACCTTTCCTATTGACGCAAGTCCCACTATTTTTTGAACATAGGAAATAAGGGCATCATCATTTACAAAGAAAGTGTTAAGTGCATCATCCCAGATTTCTTTACCATCTTCACTAGGTGATACAGTTGTTTGTTTTGTAATATAGTCAGATGCCTTGTGATTATTTTTACTACCAGTTACAAGATTTATAGTTTCAAATGGTGTATTTAATAGAAATTCATCTGCATCAAGCATCGACTGTTCGATTTGAACCATAGGCCTTACTTCCTTAAGTGCAGCAGAGATATATTTTGTATCTCTTCTTTTAATTGCATACTTACGATAGGTTTCAGCCTGCTCATATTTTTCAAAAGACCTTGCTTGTTCTCTATTAAACTGGGCACTTGCTTTCTTTGGACCCATTGCAGCAATAAGTGCCCATGCGCCATTTTTGTTCATCTCAGCTACCATCTTTTGTATTTCAATTTCTGCCTCTTCTAGCTGTCTTGCTGTCAGCTCTTGTGCTATTGCTTGAGCATTAGGCTGTGATTCTTCCCAAAAGCATCCATTATATACAAGAAAATCTGTTGCAGGAGAATAACGGAGTTTATCCCCATACTCCCTTGCTAAAATTATCGCTTGACCAACATCTGAAAAATCTTCTGGCATAAGCTGAAGTTCAAGATTGTACTGCTCCGGTGGTATATATCCTTCTTGGTTTGAAACCTTATCTCCGAATTTTTTAGCACTGTTCCATATAGTTGATAGTTCTTCATCAGATAGGGGAGGATCACATCTAGTTGCTTGTTCTAAAAATTTCTCATATGCCTGATCACTTGCCCCGAACCTTTTTATTAGCTTGCCAGCAATATGGCTCATAGTGTTATTTCTATTGCCACTTTCTATTTTCTTTTCATCCAGTTTTGCAAATTCTTCTTCTTGTAGAAATTCAATAATTGAAAACTCGCCATCATAAAGTTCTACTTCCGGATTTGGAATGCCATAAATAAATCTGGCAGCATCCAAAGCATTATCATCAAAATATGAAAACTCTTTAAAAAGTTGTTCTTTGTAACTTGAATATTCTCCAGCATCATTTATTTCTTCAATTGGAAAATAGATATGAAATCTTGGTCTTGCTGACTTATTTCCTTTTACCTTCATATGGTTTCTGCTATATGATGCAAAAAAGCATACTCCTGGAAAGGCTAATGCCACATCAAAAGGTGTCACCCAGTCTTTTTCATCATCTGAGTGATCATTATCACAGTCCATAGGTATGCAATTAGAAGTTATGAACTTATCTTTACTTCTATAACTGCCTTGAAACTCTGCTGTAACATGGTCAAAAGAGATAGCTTTTATAAAGCTATCCCTATCAACAACTGTTACCATATTAGGATAAAGGCAGTTATTCTTATTTCCGATGCAAGTAGCATCATAACAATTAAAATTTAGCATTTGTCTTAACCTCCAAACCCTCACTTGTAAAATACTTAATAACCTGTTTTCTTTTTTCAGCAATTTCAATTTCTCTTTTCATGCCTTCAGTCATTTGACTGCCAAACACCCATACTTCCTGGCATTTACCAAGAAGTATGATATCCATAAAAAGTGCATCCTTTCTTTGTTCTAAATCTCTATCATCCATAAAGGGAAACAATAGATGTGGAGTTACAGGAATTGCATCATTCTTGTATGCCAACTCTGCATAGTGAATTGCTTTCTTAATGCTTAAATCTTTATCACCACTATATGGAGCGCAGATATATGCAAGTGGTCTAAAGTTTGGATTTTCAAGGTGTTTCTTATATGTCTTACTCATGGTCTGCCTCCTGTTCAATAAGTGGATAGATTCCGTTTTGTTTCATTAGGTCATAGATAAATAGTCTTCCCTTTTGAGTCCAGTAAGTATGAACCTTAGAATGATTTGCTCCATCTGTTCCAAGATAGTTATGAGTCTTAGTACTGGTATAACCTTCCTCTGCATACTTTTGATACAATAGCCAAATATCTGACTGCTTGAATTGAACTCCCAAATCATGTAAGAAATTATTCATCCATTGAGCAGATTTCCCATAGTCTTTTGCTATTGCTCTCATTGAAAGAAGAGCCTTACAGTTAAGGACAACATCGTAATAACTAACCTTTGGTTTCATCTCTGCAATTTGTTGCGACTGAAGTGCTACTGTATTTAGAAGTTTCAAGTTTTCCTTTTCAACAACCGCCAGTTTTTTATTGGCAAATTGTAAGGCTCTAGCCATTACTGCTTCCGGAGAGTTCCATTGCTCTTCAATTTGAATGAAATACTTTCTAAACATTTGACCCAATTCAGTTCTTTGAATCATACATAACTGTTTAGCCATATCGATTGTCAGCTGATGATTCGTAGCTGGTCTTCCTCCAGTACTTTCGCTCAAAATTGAGCAAAAGTCCTTTCCTTCTTCAAATCCATACTCACACATTCTAGGAAACCAATCCTTGTAGGCTGTTTTAATCTGTAAAGATTCATGCAATTCTCGTCCATTTACAGTAGGACGTTCACTGTTGTAGTCAATTTTGATTAGCTCTTTCATATTAGCTACCTCCTTAAATTTCTTTGAAGGAACTACTGCCTTCTACTTGGTAGCCTTGGGAGAGTCCAAAATCTGACGCTTTTGAAAAACTTTTTTCTAAATTTTTATTCGCTCTCTTTAATTTTTGTGTAATGGAGTTGGCAAGTCTTGAAACTGCCTCGTTATATTCGTATTCAGATTCAAATGCATCACGGCTTAGCATAGATTCCGCTTTTTCATTGATTAGCATTCCACCAATTCTCACTGACATGAATAAATCAGCTACATCTGGCTTCAAAACTGAATAAACAAACTCCTTAACAGCTTCATATGTTTCCTGTCTATTCCTATTTATTTCGTCTTTAAGGAATATAGAAGGATCCACCACTTCACTCATACTTGGTTCAAAATCACCGGTTTTTTCACCATCTTCATCCTTTGTTGAAATAGCAAATCCTTTATGCCTTTCTTGCTTATGCATGACATTGTATTCTGGACGGTTGTACTCTTTATCAACCTCTTCTTGTGCTCGCTTTTCAAACTCTTCTTCTGATTCATCTGGTAATAAGTCAATATTTAACCAACCTTTGATTTCAGATAGGTTTAGTTCAAATGTTGTAAACTCTTTTTCATAACGTATTTTGATTTTCATAAAAATCCCTTTCCTTTCTGCCGATTGCAGTAAGACGAAAGGATACAAAAAGAGCCGATGCTATATGAAGCACCGACTCTCTTGCCTAAAAATAGCCATAGAAAAATAGAGGTACCTCACAAAGCACCTCACGAATAAATCCGTGAATGCCGTATGATGTATCCCATCGCCCTATAGCTAATCAGGCTCTGTGATAATTAAATTTTGTAGGCCGATTATTAATCATTCGCTACTATAAAAGAATGATTTTTTATTAGATATATTTATCCACTATGTTAAAAAAGTATTTTTGACTCAATTGCACTATTTTAACTCTATTTACAATAAAATCAGTGAAATCGCATTAATGGTGTGATATAATATACATAAGTAAAAAATCCCTAGAGATATCTCTCTAAGGATTAGTCTATAGTTAATAATGTTTCTTTAAATAGTTAACAAAGTTACTATGGTTAATATCGTTTCAGAATTATATTGGGAGGTGTTGCAATGGCAAACTCTAATCCTCCACGCCTTTGTGGAGGTACATTTTTATCTTTAATTTTAGAGGCAAGAAAACAAAGGACTGCGCCTAGAGAAATGATCAAAGGCTCCTCTGACGGACTTTCTGATAAAGAAATTTTTTCAGGTTTAATAAGAGTAGCATTTCCTACTTTTGAGGCTCCTGCTACTGACTCTTTCAAAACCGTAACATCAAGGTATAAGTCATGTGAATCCTCAAGTAGCACTTATTTACCATTCCAAAAGGGAGAATTTATAAATAACTTCAATATAGAACTAACAACAAATTACTTTGCTGTTTCAAATAGAATGCATGATTTTGTAACAAAATATTTAGATACAGATAACTATGCTTCTTGGTTGGCCTCTGCTTTTTTGGAGCTGATTGAATTGGATGATTCGATAAATAATGATTTATTTTTCATTGAGGATGGAAATCAGCCTGTTGAAAAAAACTTTCTGGGTTCAATTGAAGAAGTAAATCTTTCAACGTTCTTACTTGGAATTTGGCATTTTATCATTTTAAATCGTCAGGATAATACCATAGGGAAAAATACTATAAAGGCCTGGTTTCAGCAACCAAATGGTAAAAACTCAAAGAAAATTTTCAAATCTAATATTGGCAGAAATAAGAACATCAATGTTGATTTAACTTTTGAGAAAATAGATTTATCAAATTACCAGTTAGTTGAACCAAGCATTTCAAAGATTTCTCTTAATGAAACAGGTAGCTTTGTTGAAAACACAGATTCCTCAGTACAGAATCCAATCACTGTTTATCTAAATAATATCTTTTCAAAATACAATAAAATGAAAACACTGATTTATTCAGACGAACCAAAGCCTTTTTATGATTTCTATGAATGTAATGATATTGAACAAAGAATCCATATCAAAAAATACACTTATAGAACAAAAATAATAAGTAATGCAACAGCCTCTGATCTACAGAAATGTTCCGACTTTATTTTAATTTCTGGTACCGGTGGATTAGGCAAGTCAATGATGATGCGTCATCTACTATTAGAATCTGCAACTAACTATAGTGAAAACAAAAAACTTCCTATTTTCGTACAGTTAAAAGACTATAATAATGGCTATGAAAATATACTAAGCTTTATATTTGAAAAATTTGAACAGTTGGGTAACGGTTTAAAAATGGATTTGTTACTTGAAGAATTGAACGCAGGCCGATGTATCTTATTATTCGATGGTCTTGACGAAATAAATTCTACTGATAGAAAAAAGTTCGAACAAGATCTAGAGTATTTTACTGATAAATATAAAGATAATATGTTCATCATTTCATCTAGACCTACAGGAATGTTTGTTTCATTTCAAAGGTTTACCGAACTTAAACTCAGACCTTTTAACATTACTCAAGCCTTGAGTCTAATTGATAAACTCGACTTTAGACCAGATGAACCTAACATCAAAACATCATTTAGAAGTGAACTTGAAAATACATTGTATCGAACTCACCGTGAATTTACGCAAAACCCACTACTTTTAACAATTATGTTAATGACATATGAGCAATTTGCAGAAATCCCATCAAAAATGCATATTTTTTATAGGGAAGCCTATCAGGCACTATCTCAAAAACATGACGCCAGTAAAGGCGCCTATAAGCGCACACTAAAAACTGGAATCAGTGCAGATAGATTCTCTGATTACTTCGCAGAATTCTGTGCCAGAAGTTATCGAGATGAAAAATTTGAATTCACAGAACTGGAGTTTGAGAAGTATTTCAAAGATCTAAATGAAAAGAAAAAAGATATGGCTATATCGTCTTATCAAGATTTTCTAGATGATTTAACTGGCAGTATGTGTTTGATGTACTATGAAAGTGGTAGATACCATTTTACTCATCGCTCTTTCCAAGAATATTTTTGTGCCTTATACTTTTCGAAGCAAAAGGATAAACACCTTTTTAATATCTCTCAGTTTTTTGAGAATAAAAGGTCTCGAAATTATGGCGATATCACTTTTAATATGCTATACGATATGATATCCGATAAAATGGATGAGTATGTGTTCCTACCATATTTAACGCATTTATTAAATAAGTGCGATGTGGAAAACGGCTATTTTACATTCCTTGAAGCTTTATATCCAACTATTAGATACGAAGTCGGAACTACCGGAGATTATATTTCTAACACCCCTAATTCTTTTTTATACGATTTTTTAATAAGACAAAAGAGACTCTTCGAAAATTTATACGGTTCTGAATTCCCATATTGCAAAGACTTTTTAACTACAAATTGGGTAGCCATAAATCAAGACTGGGAAAGTGATGAATATGACTTATCAGATGTCTGTGATCAAGAAGAAGTTCCCTATGAATATATAGAGGAATTTGATGATCCCGAAGTAGTTGGTTCTTCATTTGAGTTTAATATTGAGGATGTCTTGCTTAATAAAGATGATTACTACGAAATTTTCAGTGTATTGAATAGCGATGATTTTCCTCTCAAAGAGGAATATGCGAATATTAGAAATTACTATTCTGAATTAAAAGAATCACAAAATCCAACAGGGGATGATTTATTTGACCAATTTTAAGGAGTAAGCAAATGTTAAAATTAAGTTACAACAAATTATGGAAAATGCTTATAGACAGGAATATGAAGAAAAAAGATTTACAAGAAATTGCAGAAATTAGTTCATCTTCAATTTCAAAACTTAAAAAAGGATCCAACATTACTACAGATGTACTATTAAAAATATGTCACGCATTAAATTGTAAATTAGATGATATTGTAGAAATAATTGATGAAGAAAGTAAAGGAGAATAAGTTATGCCTATTTATAATAATTTTAGTCAAATCATTATCGATGATGCTCGAATTGATGAAACTTGTAATGCCTATTTTAAATGGAAGGATTTGAATACCTATATTTCAAATAATAGCCACAGAGGAATAAATATGCCAGATGCCATAAGTGAACCAATGGCTTGTTACTGTCTTGGTTATCTATGGAATCGTGGCAATGAAGTTGGTGATGCAACTGATCCTAATACAGGTAAAAAAATTGAGTTTAAGGCAACATCTAGGTTTGATGGTGACCTATCATCGTTCGGACCTAAAACACAATTCGATGATCTTGTTTTCTTACGCTTCAAATTGGATGAAAATTTGCTTTACATTTACGATTTAAAAATTAATTCTGATGAATTCGGCAAATATCCGGCAAATAGAACTGAAACTATACAGGATCAAAAAAATCAAGGAAGAAGGCCACATGTAAGTTTAAAATCACTATTTGTCGATGCTTACAACTTAGTCCCAGATATAATATTTGATATTAGAAGATGCAGAATTATAGAAGATAACAGATAGCAAACATATAAAAAGAACGAGCGCTGTGTACTTGCACTACGCTCGTTCTTTATTTTCATTAATTGCATCAACTATACCTTCAGCTATTCGATTAATAACCGAAACACATACTGAATTACCAGCTTGTTTATATAATCTAGCATCACTCATATCAGAGGGCAATGAAAAACTCTTATCGAATCCCTGTGTATTGAAACACTCGTGGGGTGTCATTTTTCTGATACCATTTTTAGTTTTTATGAGACATACGTTATGTCCACCCTCTCCTTGGTTGGCTGTCAAAGTTGGAACAACTCCACTTTTATTCTTTCTTACATATTTTCTACGCCATTGATATATAGCGTTCGAATCGTCCATTCCTTCAACAAGTTTTTCATAGATATCCCCCTTGTATTTTCCAGGAGTATAATAATACTTATCTTCAATTTTAGTTTCAAAATCTATTATATCTTTTAAATTGGTTTCTAGCTTTATAGGCATAGGAAATTCAAAATTTTTATAGGTTTCCCTGTCCCTAAAACCTACAATATAAATTCTTTCTCTATTCTGAGGTATATTGCCATATTCCATAGCATTTAAAACTGAATACTTTATGAAGTATCCTTCCTCTTTCAAAGCGTTAACAATTACAGTAAAAGTGTTTCCATTATCGTGACTAACCAAGTTTTTTACATTTTCTAAAAATACTACAAATGGTTTTTTATCTTTAATTATTCTGAGTAACTCAAAAAATAATGTTCCTCTACCTTTTTCATCCTCAAACCCCTGTCTGTTTCCAGCTACACTAAATGCTTGGCAAGGAAAACCAGCTAACATTACATCAAAATCAGGAATTTCTGATGGCTTAACATCATGTATGTCTCTACAATCAACTTTAATTTTAGAATTAAGTTCATATGTTTTCACAGGATATGGATCGAACTCATTTGCGTAGATAACATCAAAGAAGTTAGTGGCCTCAAAACCTTTATCTATCCCTCCTACACCTGCAAAAAATGATGCACATTTCATTAAATTTCACGCTCCTTTCATGCCTATACTATACCATAAATCGCGGCGTGCTGCAATTTATTTATTTTTCAATTTGAAATATTGTTCTATACCGAACATCTCCAACTCACTATTAATGATGTAATTCTCTTTTTGCAGATTCTCTGTTTTATTGTTTCCTAGTGACATATCAACTTTTTCTTCATTACAAGCAAGAATCAAATTTTTTATGTTGCATCTCATTCCTTTAGGTGCAATGTGTTTAATGTTCCAAAAATCACTATGAGATAATATCCCTAGAATCTCTGTATTCACTTTTCTACCATTTTTCGACTTCCAAAATTCAGTAATATTATGATAGTCTAAGTCGTATTTATCTATTTCCGGATTAATATCTACTCTGACAAGCACATAGTAATCTATAGTTATCTTTTCATTATTTTCGTTATCATATGCATAATTCCCAAACTTATCAAACCTACTTGTCTCTATCATGAGAAACTTTGACTTTGCTTTTACTGATTTTATACTTAGAATTTTGTCTTCAACCTTTAAGTCGAATTGATCCCATTGCCCTCTTTCACTAACAGAAAAATCAATTTCTCCAGCCGGAGTTAATAAATCCACATTTTCATCAAAATAATTCTTTACTGCAACTTCCCCTAACTTTCCTCGAAAATCATCTCTAAAAATCTCCCAATCTTCTCGTTCCATTATCATATTTGGATTGTGCTTACCTTTCATATTACGAGCAAATTTATAACAATCCCATACTTGCCCCTTTTTAAATATTTGTCCCATTATTCTCCTCAATTCTGTGTTAATAAATTCTTTTATTATAATTTCACTTATACTTTTTAGGTGGGTGCAGGTGGGTGCATTTTTGCAAGTATCCATTCTGTCTTGTCGACCTTTTACTGTCGATAAATTTCCACACACCTATTTTATAGTCCAAAAAACAAGGCTTATTCCAGCCCACCTATACCTTTTAACGATAGCACTGGAAGAAGCCTTTTATTTCTACACTTTATTTTACTTAGTGGGTGCAACTCTTGTCATCAATACGACACTCTCGACATTATCTTTATTGTCCAAACTAAAGTCAATGTCATAATCTATAAGCGGAAGCTTGAAAACAACCGATTTTATCCAAGTTCCATTTTTAGGTTTTTCATCATAAATCTGAATTTCTTCTATCAATTCATTGAGCAATCTCTTTTTGTCGATATCTGAAAGGACTGTATAAAGGCTATTAAAATTAACAAGTATTTTATAAATATTATCAGAAGTTATCTTTTCTTCAAGGATCGCCTCTTTCCTTTTTCTGCTATCATTTAACTGCATTTCTGCATATTCTAACTGATCATATATTGCATCAAGTCTGAGATTTAAATCAGTATATTTTCTATCATAATGTTTATCTTCAAAATTTAAAGAGTCTATTTGATTAATTAGTGATGCTTTTGTACCTGTTAATTGCCTAATCTTCGCTAAGTGTTTATTAATAACTTCGTCAATTTCTTTTGTATCTATTTGAATATTGATTTTTTCTTCAATTTTTTTGGCAAAAGTAGGATTGCTAACTATTTGAGTAATTATTGTTTCTACTTCTTTTTCAATTAATTCAGCCCTAATTTGTTTATTAAAAGTACATTTATGTCCATTCATCATTTGTCGATGTTTACATCCGTAATAGTAATAATCTTTGTAATGCTCTCCTTCTTTGTTTTTATTACGTTTACGGCTTTTATTTCCATATAAACCAGCACTACAATATGGGCATTTTATTAGATTTGATAAGATATGAACTCTCTCATCTTTTCCTCTATTTATCTTCTCATACTTTTTAGCTTGAGATTTTCTTTTTTCCTGAACTGTATTCCATAACTCATCGTCAATTAAAGGTTCATGATTTCCTTGAGCTATAATATAATGATCAGATTTTTCTAATTTAATTTTACCAGTATTTTTATCTTTATTCGTTTTTCTTCTTCCATATGCAATTTTCCCATTATATACGGGATTATCCAATATTTGTCTTATTAAACTAGCTGAAAAATATGGATTCTTGCCATTTTGTCTTATAGGTTTATTAATACCTAAAGAAACTAAATACTTAGATACTCCATTGGCTCCCATATCTGAATTAGCATATAAATCAAAAATCATCCTTACTGCTTTAGCTTCATCTTCATTAACAAATAATTCTCCATTATCTAATGAATAGCCAATTGGAGCAAAACCACCATTCCATTTACCTTCTCTAGCCTTTTGTTTTCGACCTTCCATAGTTTGAGAAAGTATATTTTCACGTTCCATTTCTGCTACTGCTGAAAGAATTGTTATAACAAGTTTTCCAGAATCTTTAGAGCTGTCTAAACTATCATCAACACAAATTAGATTTACATTATGATTTTCCATGATTTGTAATGACTGCAATACATCCGCTGCATTTCTTCCAAATCTTGATAATTTAAAAACCATTACATAATCAACTTTATCTTTTTCAGCTTCTATATCATTAAGCATAGCTATGAATTCATTTCTACCTGAAATAGATGTTCCTGATTTTCCAGCATCTTTATAGGTTTTTATTATTTCTATATCATAAGCTTTTGCATACTGTTTTATTCTTTCTTCCTGAGCATCAAGTGAGTAACCATCAATTTGCATAGATGTTGACACTCTTGTATATACATACGCTTTTTTCTTTTTCATTTTTCCACCTTTAGTTTGGACATATTTTCACGTTATAGTTATACCTACATTTTACATAAGTCTTAATATAAAAGTCAATGCAGTAGCCTAATCCGAAGAATTAATATTATCCTCATTTTTATTTTTTTCTGAAAGTCTTGGCGGTACTTCCAATTTTTCAAAGTCTATTTGATCTACATACTTTTCTATTAATTCTTGAAGAAGCACAGCCAAAGAATCTAATTGATTATTTTTATTTGACATATTATCCAAGTTGAAATCCTCCGATATTTTAATTTCAACTTGTATATGTCAGAAATTTTTTTAGAACTTACCTAATAATCTAATTTACAAAAAAATACTATTAATTTATTTTACTCACAAAAAATCTGTTTATACGCTCCATTTATGGACGTATAAACAGATTTAGGGTACCTGCCAAGGATAAGTTTTTAAACTCTTTTGTTATTAAGGACTCTTTCTGACAAATTATAGATAGAAAATTGATGGCATGGAGAAAACAAAAAAGGAAGTGATAAAAAATGAGGAAACAAAGAAAGGAAGTTGCAAAATATGGAGTAAGGAAAAAAATAAAAAAGATTTATAGAGCAAAAATTTTAAGTAGGTAAAAAAATGTATAGTGTAGGGATGCACTTACAAAAGCATTAAATAGCAAGCCAAGCTATCAATCTAAAAATGTGTACTTTAGAGCAAGCCAAGCTCTTTAAAAAATGTGTTTTGTCTTAGATTAGACAACTTATAAGCTTCTACGGACTCGGTAGTATAAAAAGCTTAGTCTTAACAATTAGAGTAGCAAATAAGGCTCTAGAATCGATTTTAAGAGCTTTAATTTTAAAAAGATAGTTATAATTTGAAAGGAGCATTCTATGTCTTTTAATATCACAAACGAAGCTTTTAACAAAGCATTTGGAACAATAGATGAAGAAAAGAAAAAAACTAAAAAATGGAATAAAAGAAAGCAGAAATACATTTTAAAAAAACAGATTTATGATAGATTAACAAAAATGTTAAATGATGGTATGAGTACATCAAGAAATGATGATAAGCACGATTCATCAGCCACTGCAAACAATAAAATTTATAGCGTTACAACTTATAAAACTTACAAACAACAATGTTATAAATTTGCAGAATTTTTGAAAGAAAATTATCCTGAAATAAAGAAAATACAACAAGTTAAAACAGAACATGTAAATGAATATCTGAAAAGCTTAACTAATCAAGGCTTATCTGCTTACTCAATTAGCACAGCCAAATCAGCTATATCAAAGGTTTTAAGAACATCATCTACAAACTTCATAGCGACACCACCAAGGACAAGAAAATCAATCAAAAGAAGTCGATATGAAGCTAATAGAGATAAACACATATCAGAAGATCTAGAAAGAAAATTTTCTAAAATAACAAGCTCTACAGGATTAAGAAAAAAAGAAATGGAAGCTGTAAGAGGGGTTGATTTAAAAGAAGTCAACGGACAATATTATGTAAAAGTTAGACAAGGAAAGGGCGGGAAAAAACGCTTAGCTTTAATCATGGGCAAGGATAAAGAAGAAACGGAAGAAATAATAAATATTTTTAAAGAAGCTGGAGAGCTTAAAATAGCACCAAAATTACCTTCTCATTATGACAACCACCACTACAGAGCAGTATACGCCAAGAGAATTTATAATCATTATGCAAGACCAATCGATGAAATACCTGGTGGTTTAATTTCAGAAGGCGGAGAAAGATACATCATGAGAAATGATAGAGCTGGAGAAATATTAGATCGAAAAGCTATGTTAATAACCAGCAAATACTTAGGACATAATCGTATTGATGTAATCGCTCAATCTTATCTGTACTAAAATAAATAGATGTATAAGTAAAATCTAGGATTATAAATAGTAGTTTAAAGTAAACTTACTGTAACATAAGCATGTATGTTGCTAAGGCATCAGTAAAGTACTCTTGTAATAGACGATTTTTTTACCACTTATGTTTCATCAAAGATGTGTAAGAAAAACGAAGTTTTAAAAATTTTCTGACATATACCTTTTAAGAAATTAAAAGGAGTATTTTATGTCAGAAAATGTAATTAGAGATGAACTTCTAGAACTTCTTTATCCAAAAAATGATGAGTAAAGAATTGTCTACATGAGGATAAAAAGCAGAAAGCATACAGTTAAATTTATAGAGCTTGAAAAACTTCAATATTATAACAAAAAGAATATATATATCTCAATAGCTGAAAGATACCCTGCATTTGACCATAAATCTAGAAAGCCAATTATAGATATAAATAATATTAAACACTGTTCCTACATTGTAGTTGACTTAGATTGCCGTAGAGATATTGAATGGGATCTTAAAAAAGCAGAAAATGTTTATAATGCATTAACAACATTTAATGTCTTTGATGATGTACTTTGTCCTCATATAGTCCTTAATTCAGGTAGAGGATTACATTTATTCTATTTAATTGAACCTATGTATTTCTATAAAAATAAAACTAGAAAAGAACAGCAAATAAGTTTATACCAAGATTGTGCGATGTATCTAAAAGAAAATTTATATGAAAAAATATCTGAATTAAAAAATGCAGATGTATATGCATTAAAAAATGTTGATTTAGATAAAAATGTTGGATCAAATGTACTGCAAATAATAAGATTACCTTTATCCTATAACAAATCAGCTTTAGCAAAAGGTACATGTATAAGTATTAAAGATTTTCCTAGATATAATCTTGGTTTGTGGATAAATGAATTAAAGCCAGAAAAAAATGTAAATGAAAATAATTATATCTATAAAACAAGCATTGAAAAACTAAGTTTAAAAAGAATTGCTGATGATAAAACACTAATTAAAATTAGAAAAGAAAATGATACACTTGTAGGCAGTAGAGACAAAATAATGATTCAGGCTGCTTGGACTATTCTTAATGGAAATTTATCTAAAGATATTTTATATGAAATTGGCAGTTTAATAGGTGGAATCTTCGAAAAGGAAAGTTATATAGAATCAAAGTGGAATAGTGCTCAAAAAAATGTAGCTCCTAAATATAAGAAATTAACAAACAAAAAAATAATGGAATGGTTAGATATTTCAGAAGAAGAAAGTCAGTTTATGTCGTGTTTAAAACCTTATACTAAAAAAGAGATTATAGTTAATCAAAAAAGAGAAGAAAAAGAAAAACTTATTTTAAAAGTCAAAGAATATTACCGTGAAAATAGTAATATATCTGAAACTGCTAGAAAATTTAAATTATCAAGGAATACTGTTATAAAATACATTAATTTTGATGTAAATAAAGATTAGATACTAGAAAAATGTTAGCCCATAGTCACATTGTTCTATGGGCTAAAGTAGCTTTACTATAATCTTACAACATTTTCTCTGAAATCTTTAATTATTTGATTTAACACACTGGAAATAGCATTAATTTCATACTTAGATAAGTTGTAATCATGCTTTTGAGATGCTTTATTTGTATACTTTTCATATATTACAAATAATCTCCCAATTTCATATAATTTTACTTCCAGCCTTCTGTTACTCAATTCAAGTTTGTAACAGTTTATTTGGAAATAAAGGTCCTCGTCTTTTTTCTTAAAGAATTTAAAACTTTTTGTTTTGTTGTTTTCCTCACATACCTCCAGTAATTCTAGCATCTTTTTTAGAATCAAAAAATTTCTTTTTTCAAATTCATTCATCTTTAATTCCTCCTAATTTATTAAATTTGAACAACTTTTTTGATGTCATTATTTATATGTCAGAAACTTTTTTAGATAATAAAAATAGAGGTATGAATTATAATAAAATATTCTAATTAAAATTATTTATCTTTTTAATGACTCTAGATAAGATAAATTATAATCATTATATGATTTTTCTTTATTTGCTAACTGTTATCATTTTTAATATTCCTAAATCAAAAGAGATTTTTAAAAAACTTTATTTACTGCAAAAAAAGAATACCCTTATGAAAGAGTATTCTCTTAATAAAGAGAAGTTTTCTGAACTTGTTTTATATCAAAAGAACTATAATAGCTATATGGATAAGGAAGTAGAGAGATAAAATCTACTTCTTTTATTCCTTAAATTTTAACTAACTCTGAATATTCTACAATATTTTCTTTTCCAAAAACATCCTGTAAATATTCAACAAAATCTTTTTCAACGGGGATGGTTATCATAATAGCCAATCTTTTCTTAGCTCGAGAGCATCCAACATAAAAAAGATTTCTATTTCTAATAAAAGATTCTAATTGTTTACCAGATAACTCATTTTCCTTCTTATACAAGATGTTTTCAAATCTATAATTGTTCCAACCTTTACCCATTACCATAAATACATTTTCGTATTCTGCACCCTTAACCCCATGGTTTGTTGCATATATTGAGTTTTCATTAAAAAAAGTTAATGCATTAATAACCTCACTGTACTTAACTTGGTACAATCTATTAATTTTGGGGTCCGCCTCTCCTTTCTCATATGAAATAAAATTAGATAGTATCTTGTCTGAAATAGGTATTAGTTTACTTTCATAAGCACATTTAAGTACATCATATATTTGTTTTTTTCTTGATACATCTAAACCTTTGTAAAGTTTTTTCCATTCAAGTTTTTTCCCTCTTGCTTCTAAAGGTTGACGATTAGTCCCTAATATTTCAAATAGTAAAGAAGCATTGTTCTCACTAAGTGAATAATAAATTGGTTCTAAGTAATTGTTAAAAAAATTAACATGAGGATCAGTTTGCTCTTTTAAACCATTTTCTAAAACTTCTAACAAATTGCTATACTCTTGTTGTTTAGATAACATCTTATGAGTCAACATAAATATTTTTGTTGTCTCTTCCTTAGCTCCCCACCCACGTTTTTTTAATTCTGCAAATACATTAAGAATATAATCATGTAGAATCAAATCTGGAAGTTCGTCTTTATAATATCCTTTTGGAATACGTGGTCCTAAGTAATTATTTGTCAGGATAACTAATACTTCTCCATCATTTTCATTAATAGCAGATATTTGTGGTAATTCTGGTCTGATATTATTAAGTACTTCTACTATTATCTCCTGAGAACGGAAGTTAGATTTTTTCTTTATCTCCACAATATTTTCACTTTTAATTTCACCACAGACCTTATCAAGTGAATATATGGTTTGCCAATAATCACCAAATAGACCAAACTGTGGTCCTTTATTTTGATTTATAAAGAATTCTAAAAATTTCTCCATAATTATTCTTGATGAATCCTGATATTCATCAATTAGAATTAGTGAGTATTTCTGGCTTAATAATTTTCTAAATTTAATTTTATTTAAAAATAATGCAAATATTTCTATAACATCATCATGGTGTAAATACATAATAGAATCTTCAATATGACGTGTTCCTAATGTATAATTTACTTTATTTATAGATTCTATTTCTTCTTGAGAGAAACAGTTAAATAACTCCAGTGAATTCAATGAAACTATCAAATCTTTCTGAAATCTTTTTATAGCTTCCCAAGCAAAGGCGTGAATTGTACAAGGGATTATTGCACTAGAAGTTGATATTCTTTCTTTTATTTCGTCTACAGCAACATTCGTATATGTTATACATGCTACTGCCTTGTCATATGAACTAGCATTTTCTTCTAACCAATTAATAACATTTAATAAAGAGTGTGTTTTACCTGAACCTGCCCCAGCTTCTACACAAAAACTTCTTTTTGATTTCAGAACTTCTATAATTTCCCTATCGATACTATCTGCTATTTTTTTTGCTTTTTCATAATTACTTATTTGTTTCATTTAGTCTTTTCCACCCCCAAATTATTAGCAGTGTTTTTTTGAGAGCTTAGCCATACTAGACCTTTTGAAATATATGAAGGGATAGTGTAATTAGAGAAGTCTTTATTAAAAAGCAGATTAAATGCAAAATCTGTTTTGCTCTCCTTATTAGAATCAAACTCAATTTCACTAACATTCTCTTCAATCCCATATAATTCTCGATTCACGTTCATAATTGCCTCTTCAAAACTTCGTGGGTGAATATCATTCTCACGTTCTTGACAAGCTAACCTTAAATTGCAATCTATTAATTCATCTTCATTTTCTAACATATCTGTTATTTTATTAATTAAAACTTTGTCTTTCTTATTTAAATCAAATTTATTTCTATACCATCTGTTTATTGTTCCATTAGAACTTCTTTTAGCTTCTGCTCTTCTACAAGCTTTGCCATTTTTATCAACAAAATCTATGTCTGTAATTATTAATGTGGGGATTTCAATAAAGTTTAAAAAGTCAAAAAACTTAAAAGCATACGCACCACCAACTTCAATAATTGTATAATACTGTGATTGTAAAGAAGGATTTTCATTTCCATACTTATCTAAATCAAAGCATTTAATTATCATGTCCTTAATAAGCAATCTCTCCGATGTACCTTCAACTAATATCGCTTTATCACAAAAATACAAATCACAATGATTTAACTTGATATATTGTTGCAGAAATTCAATAGTTGTTCTTCTTTCAGAAGGATCTTCGTCTTTTAACTTAAAAGTATCTAAATTTTTACATACAACATTATGAGAACCTTTTTTAAAATATCTTATTTGTGAAAAAGGTACTGTATTTGCAATATGAGAAGAATGTGTTGTGATAATTATTTGTATCGGAACTTTACTATCTTCTACTTTAAGAAAGCTTTCTATATATTCTATAAAAGTTGCTTGTAATTGTGGATGCATATGTGCCTCTGGCTCCTCAATAAACAATAGATGAATCCTTAAATCCCCTTGTTTTAAAGAACGCAAATAATCTTGTAGAATCAAAGAAATTTTTATTAAATTTTTATATCCCAAACCGTTATATGTGTCAGGCAATTCTTCAATATTATCATGGCTCCTATAATTCAATTTTGTTCCAGATATGATACTATTTTCTATATCCAGATCAGTGTAAGCTTTTAACAACAAATCCTCGTCTGATGGGTATCCAAACTGTAACATTGAATCAACAATTGAATCCATATGGACACTAATATCATTCTGCAAATTATATTTAGTCAAATTAATAGTTTTCTTCAAGCTTAATATTGCAGGCTGTATAGAACTTTCTGCTTCTGAAATCTCTGTGTTAAACAGTGAATTTAAAACTCTTCCTAATGGATTTAATTGAGGTTCTTCATTTGATTCTCCTAAATTACGTTCAGCTGTTATTTTCCTTAAATTGAAAAGTCCCTTCAAATTTTCATAACTTTTTAACTGAAAATCATCTTCATTTGTTGGATTTATAGCATAAATTTTCAACTCAAATAGTCGATGAAATTCTCTTTTTATAATTTGTTGTAATATTTGCAAATTATCATCAGATCCAATATCTGTAATTAAATTCTCATACTGTTCCTTTAAATCTAATAATACTGTCTCTATATTAGAAACCGATTCATAAATACATTTAATTTTAGCTACAGTAATCGTCTCGTCTAAATCAATAATAAAATTTGAAAGTTCTCCCAGCGAATCATTTTCATTTCTATCACTATATTCAATCTCTAAAAGAAACTGAGTAAGTTCAACTTTTAATTTTAACTCCTCTACAGATATTTCTTTATTGAAATACCTTTCAATCTGACTGTATAAGCTCGCTCTACAGCTTAATGGATAATCATCAAATTTTAATCTTTTAACACAATTAGTAATTAGGTCAAACACATTCATCACAGTAGTTTTACCAGTATTATTTTTACCAACGAAAACTGTCTTTGATTGACTTAATGAAATCATAGTGTTCTTCAATAGTCTAAAATTTTTTATAATAATATTCTTTATATACATTCCTCTAAGCCTCGACTTTATATATTTCTTCTAGAGTTGTGCATGGATAGAAATGATCTCTTTATATCTGCATATATGCTGGACAATCCATAGCAGTCTAATACAAACTTATCAAAAGCAATTCTGTCTTCTTTATTTAATTCTTGTTCATAGTCATAAATTTCTCTTTCAAGAATAGGGAAAAACATTTCTTTAATCTTTTGTTTTTGACATTCATTAAGAATATTTGGATTAAGTATATACATTGAAGCTATACTATCTTTATTAATATCTAAAACTCCTAAACCTCTTCCAAAACCTAAGGCCTCAATGTAATAAATGGATAGTATTGAATTTAATAAAGCATGCAATAACTCACTATCCATATTTAAATCTTTAACTCTCAATCCAATTAGCCTTTGATTTATGAAACTTTTTTCTTCAAATTTGCCAAAGAATAGTCTTTTATCTGGATTCATCATAGTAAAGAAATCAGCCAGCTCACTTGTTTCAATCTCATACCAATGTAAATTTCTTCTACTCAAGACTTCTGGAAGTGGCTTCCCTACTCCATTTACTTCATTTTCAAACTTCTCAATCCAAGCTAAAGCACCGAAATTATTGTTTTCACGCAATTCTTCTTTGCTTCTAGAACAACAAAAAACATCATCCTGTGCTTCCGTTTGTAAGAAATTCACATTTCTTGCATTCTTCAATACCTTTTTAATATATATTTCTTCTATATCATGGTTACCTTGTGGATAAAATAATTGATCCCATCCACGTCGACTTCCTCTAAAGATATCAAAAAAATCAGTAATAGGTCTCAAATATTCCCTTGTATTAATCAACCATTTATTATCGTGAAAAAGAGAATTAAGAGATACATTCAAATCAAGAATACTATCAATTTCAGAAAGACTGTAAGTTGTTTTTTTAGCTAATTCGTCTTTGGGTTCAATTTTAAGTATAGAGCTTTGAATGATGTTATCTTTATATTCATCAGTAGTACTCAATTCTTTTAAATTTTTATTCCAAATAAAAAAACTAGTCTCATAATCTTCTTTTGATGATGCAATCTCTCTCTTCTCTAAAACTAATATTATGGTTATTACATCAGCGTTATTAAACCATTTTTTATTCCCGCTAATATGCAACTGGTCTATTTTGTAATATTCTTTTAGGGCACTATAAAATATTTTCCCACTTGCTGTTCCCAACCATGAATTGGATGTAATTAGTCCTAATCTTCCATTATCATCTAGCAAATCATGTACAGCAAAAGGAATATAGGTATAAATATCTCCTCTTTTACTTAAAACAATATTTGTTTCATATTTTACCTTTTCAATTATTTTTTCTATTAATCTCTTGTCTTCATCATCTAATCGCTCAAAAGCAATAAAAGGTAAATTAGAGCAGATAGTTCCCATTTTAGGAAGCTGATATTTAATAATTTCACCATTAGATGGATTAGTGATATTGATCTCATCATTTGCTTTTAAAACTAACGCATTCCTATTAAATACCATTAGTGGTCTGTTCATGGTTTCTACTGAAGATAAAGCTATTGTGGCTAATTGCAGAGGAAAATTATCTTTATCTGATGCCCAAGTAGAACTCAAAGTATTTTCAATGCTCATCTTTTCTGATTTCAAATCATATCCAGCTTTTGCAATTGTTCCTGTACCACAGCAACAATCAATAAAATCTTTTTCAGCATTCAACATAGTTATGCTACATAAAATATCAGCTAATATTTTCGGAGTAGTGAATTGACCTCTAATCAGTCGCTTTGATGATGCAACTGAATTCTCCAAAATATCTTGAATTTGATTTTGATCTATTTTGTCAATTTTTATTGATTTCAAAAGATTGTTGTATTCTATAATTTGATTCCAAGTATTTAAATCAATGAGCTCACTATACTCAATTTTGCAAAATATATTATAAAAGTCACACCTTTCAGTAATTTCTTCAAATACTTCAACAACTGAATTTATGTCTTCATTTCCTGAAATAGAATCAACTAGTCTGGCTGATGATTGGTAACCTTTAATAAGATGAGCAAACAAAAATTTGTTTAACCAATTTAAAATAAGCATTTTACCATACGCAATAAACGAGTCTTGTTCATCATTAACATATTCAAGACTTGCTTTTTCCCACCAGTGCATAATATATGCTTCTATAACTCTATTGCTATTAGATTCTTTTCTTAAAACATTTCCTAAGCTTTCCTTATTATTTTCTATAATATTTGCCATTAATGAATCCGTAACAACCCTATCTATTTTCTGTCCACAAATATGACCAGTCACTAAAAATTCATTTACCTGTAATATTACATCTTTTAAAGTTTGCTCCCAGTCATCTTGATATTCAATAACATCGGACCTCGATATTATATGACTATTTTCATTCCAAGCTTTTTTTATAAACCAATTCCCTGCTTCGTCATTAACATATAAAACTGCAGAAGTGAAATTCCAAATCAAAGTACTATTCAAACCTAGGTTACGAGCTTTTCTTTGTGCATCTTTTATAAATACTTCATCTGTAATCAAAGTATCAGGCATTTTTAATTCCCAGCCTTGTAAAAACATTGTTTGATTTGAATCACCATATAGTATCAAATCTGGAAACATACGTTCTGTACCAGTAGAAATTGTAGATTCACCACCTGCATTTTTTATTAAAAAGTCATGATTATCAACAAATTTATTAATCAAAGAGATTAAATTTATAGCCCAGCTTCTTTCATTTGCATTAATTTTTATTTGACTCACGTTTTATAAACTCCTTTATTAGATTTTCTTCACATACATACTCTTTGTATTCATCAGATAAATTATCCCAAGACTCTTTTAATCGTTTAGTTGCTATTTCTATTAAATCGTATTTATATTTTTTAAACTGATGAGTTTCCTCATTCACTTCAATCCCTACAAAATTTCTACCTTCTTCTAAAGCAGACACTAAAAAACTGCCACTTCCAAAAGTATTATCTAAAACTAAATCACCTTTATTTGTATATGTTCTAACCAAATATTTTCCTAACTTTACTGGTTTTTGTGTTGGATGATAAACTTTACCTTCACTCTCAGCTGTTTTAAAATAAACTAAATCGACGGGATATCTTTCTCCATTACTTTTAACTCGAACTGGCTCAAAGTCTCCATAAGAACCACTTAACTGATCTTTTCTTAGCCCTTTATCGTATGATTCTCCATTCATCATTTGAGGATTATAGGCTGGTTGTTTTTTATAAAACACACAAACTTCTTCAAATTTTCTCAACGGTTGTTTTTTTGCATTTAAAAAATTTGTTGCCTTAGACTTTATCCAAATCCATTTGTATTTAAAATCGTCTATATTACTTAACATTAATTTTGACGTAAATAATCCATGAGAAGTTAACACAATTGCTCCATTTTCTTTAACAATACGTCTATACTCTTCCCATAACTTATCTAATGGAATTATTGAATCCCATTTATTTTGTGTTGTACCATATGGTAGATCACATAGAATCATATCAATAGAATTATCAGGGAAATGTTTCATTATTTCTATGCAGTCCCCTTCAAACAATCTATTTGTTATATCTTTCTTTGAAAATTCCATTTAAAATTAAACTCCCTTAATATACTTTATTTTTAACTCTCTCCACAATATCGGACAAATCCTTTCTAACACCGATAACTAATGCCCTAGTCCTTGATGAATTTAAGCGATAATTTTTAAAATTAATTACTCGCTTAGAAATTAAATAATTATTTGAAAGTTTTCTTTCTATCATTTCACCTATTGGAAGAATAGTTCCATCTTTTAAAGTGCAGCCTGTTTTCCAAAATGCAGCAACATTTTCAAAAAAAAAATCTGGGATTAATATTTTTAACAATCTCTACGCTTTCAACTATCAAACTATTTCTTTGTAAATCGCTCTTGTTTTTCTTGTGATTAGCTACACTCATTCCTTGGTAAGGAAGAGTTGCAATAATAACATCAATGTTATCATTACTAAGTTTTTCCCATTTTTTTATTTCATTTGAAATTTTATTTTTAGTTTCCTGTTTCTGAATATCTCCACTTATATATCCACTATCAAATTTACATTTTTTATTTATTCTCTGAATTTCTAAACGTCTATCAATAATTTCATTAGTTGCTACGCATTTAAATCCATAGCAACCAACTCCTGCTGATGAAAATAATGAAATATAGGTAAGAGTATTACTAATCATTTATTTTAACTCCATTTTTATATTCAATAATATCTCCAATATCACATTGAAAATACTCACAGATCTTACCTAATGTTTCCAAACTTACATTTTCGTCTCTTCCCATTTTTGCTATTGTCTTCGGTGTTGTTGCAATTGCACATTGTAAGTCTGTTTTTTTCATATTTTTATCTATTAATAACTTCCATAATTTATTATATGAAAATCCCATATCATTCTCCAATTCTATATTTTACCTTTCTAAATGTATAGATTAACTACCTAATTATAACATATAAGGTGGATTCTCTTCAATAATATGATTTACTGCGTTAAAATAAGTAAAAAATAAAACCTCAGAATCTAATCTGAGGTTTTATTTTTCTTAAATCATTCCAAAATACTCTAAAGCATTTTCTATTGCTTTTTCTTTTACTTCTGGGCAATTTGGTACTCTTTGATTTTCTTTCTTGCTAATATTGTAGTTTTCTCTTTCTATTAGACCATGTTTTCTTTTTACTTGTGCAATATATAGACTTGAAACCTTTAGTCCATATTTATCCAAAACATACTTTTTAATTTCTCCATAAGTTGCATCTTTTGAAAAGTCAATTTCAGACAATTCATCTTCGCCTATTTCTAGATCTAAATGATGTTCTGTATTTAGTTTGGACAATAGAGCTACCGTCTCCACATGCGTTGTCTTTTGCTTGGGAACATAATTTTTTATCCTCGTCATTCTTGTAGGAGCACAATTTATTAATGTCATTGTCTTTGGCATTTTTTCTCTTATCTTTAAAGTTATTAGAATCTTGACTATCTTTAACTCCTGTTTTGAAATAGAATGTTAAGTCATATGGATGAACTGTTCCGTCTTTGTCAATTCTACCCACCACGACTTTATCAACTATGCTTTCAAATACTGTTCTGTTAAATTCCTCTATAATTTCTTTGTTTTCTAAGACCTTTTTAAATTGCTTTAATCTTTCTTTAATAGAGTTTTCATCTTTGATAGTTAGCTCTAGTGTTTTCTTTTCATCAAGTAATTCTTCTTTTTGTTTTGTAAGTTTTTTATACTTTTTAGCATAAACTTCTTCGTCTATACTATCTTCTAAATGAAGATCAACTAACTTTTTTTCTTGACTAATGATTCTATTTAATTGGTTTTCTATCTTTTTCAAATCTTTGACTAAAGTATTATCATTTATTTCTTCTTCTACAATTTTTAAAAAGTCATCTATTACTGTTGAATCTGCATGGCATAATTGCCTATAGCTTTCAACAAAAGCTTTTTCTATTGCTGCTTCTTGTATTCCCTTTGAATGAGGACAATATTTTTTACCTTTTTTTGTTGATTTTACACATTGCCAGTTAATTTTTTTGTAAATTGAACTTGTGTGCCAAGTTCTTCTTGACAGTATTTCACCACAAAATCCACATTCCAGCATACTTGAAAAAGCATATTGCCTTGATAGTTTTTCTCTTTTTCTATCCTTGTTAGCAATAGTGTTTCTGTTTTGTGCTCTTCTGAGTCTAATCTCCTGTGCCTTTTCAAAATCTTCTTTTGATATAATTGGCTCGTGATGATTTTCAATGTGATATTTATCAGATTCTCCAAAATTTGCTAGTCTTCTTTTTGTTATGGGATCAACTGTAAAGGTCTTTCCCATTAGTATATCGCCAATATACTTTTCATTTTTAATTATTCCTAACACTGTAGTATCAGACCATTTTGTTTTACCTCTAGGAGTGAGATATCCTTGTTCTTCTAGTTCCCTACCAATGACTGAACCACCATTACCCTCTAAATATCTTTTAAAAATATATCTGACAATCTTGGCTTCTTCTTCATTTATAGATATACTTTTTGTTGTGGGATCATAATCATATCCGAGGCAACCTTGAAAACCAATAAGTTCCCCTTTTTCCATTTTCATTTTCAGTCCTTTTTTTACATGGGCTGAGGTATTTTCTACTTCTTGTTGAGCTACTGAACTTAATATTGTTAGTAATAGCTCTCCATCCATTGTCAAAGTATCTATATTTTCTTCTTCAAATACTACACCAACATTGTTTTCCTTTAATAGTCTTACATACTTTAAGGTATCTAATGTATTTCTAGCAAATCTTGATATAGATTTAGTAATTATCATGTCTATATCTCCATTTTGACAATCGCTAATTAGTCTCATGAAATCAGCTCTTTTGGTAGCAGTTGTTCCTGTGGTTGCTTCATCTGCGTATATGCCAGCCAAAGTCCAGTTTTTATTATTTTTTATTAGATTTGTATAATAATCAACTTGCGATTTATATGATTCAAGTTGGTCTTTACTATCTGTGCTTACTCGACAATATGCTGCAACACGTTTTAAATCAAAATGTAGTGCATTTCTATTTCTTGCTCCTGTATTTGAAGCTTTTATTACTTTTACTTTAGTATTCATTTTACCTCCTTCCCATTTTGTATCTTTCTACAGTGTTATTATATCACAAGAACAATTACTTTCTATCCATCTTCTTATAATCATTTTCTATTCTAGTCTTTATTTTGGTGAATTCTTTATCATTTATTAGTTTGAGTTCATAAATTCTACAGAGCATAGCAACTCTCATGCTATAAATCTTTATTGCTTGCAT